GAATACCGGTAATACCTTGAGTACCTGTAATACCTTGAGTACCAGTAGTGCCTTGAGTACCTGTGGTGCCCTGAGTACCTGTGGTGCCCTGAGTACCTGTGGTGCCCTGAGTACCTGTGGTGCCCTGAGTACCAGTAGCACCCTGAGCACCTGTAATACCTTGAGTACCTGTGGTGCCCTGAGTACCAGTAATACCTTGAGTACCTGTAATACCCTGAGTACCGGTTGTGCCCTGAGTACCTGTAATACCTTGAATACCTGTAATACCTTGAATACCTGTAATACCTTGAGAACCTGTTGTGCCTTGAGAACCTGTTGTGCCTGTTGTGCCCTGAGTACCTGTAATACCTTGAATACCTGTAATACCTTGAGTGCCTGTAATACCTTGAGTACCAGTTGTGCCCTGAGTACCTGTGGTACCTTGTGCTCCTGAACCTGCAACTGGTGAGCCGTTTCCGTAGTAATAATTGCCGCCAACAATGTTGCCAGTTACACTGACCGTAGTGCCTGTGTGTGTGGTGGCATTGACATTGGCACCACCTAGTACATTGCCTGCTGTGACATTGCCAGTCACACTAATTAACCCAGCTGTGAGTATATTTCCGCCTGTAACATTACCTGTAACCGAATTAACACCAATTATATACACTCCGGTGGTGGTAAGCAATTGTACATTGGCAACTCCCATAACTGTGGAGTAGATATTGCCGCCGACCCCAGCAGTATTTTGCACAATAACACTGGTGGTGCCCACAAGCAATTGTTGACTTGCAATATTTCCTGTATAAGTGAGATTTGTTAACAATTGGCCGTCGCCAATAACAAACCCGGACGTAACCACGTTGCCAGCGGCGCTGACAATTCCAGCGGTAGTTATATTGCCACCACTGATGGTTCCCACTGCGGTCACTGCGGAAGTGGCAATTAAGTTTGCCCCGGTAACATTGGCTGTGGCAACAATATTGCCAGTTGAGCTTACCAATGCACCATTGACCTGCCCAGCAGTGTTTATGTTGGCGCCTGTGACGTTGCCGGCAGCCGAAATCAACCCGCTTGTAAGTACATTGCCACCAGTCACATTGCCAGTAGCTACCACTTGAGCACCGGTGTTAAGATTGCCGCCCGTGACATTGCCAGTAGCGGATATCAATCCACCTGTGAGAATATTGCCACCAGTGACATTGCCACTCAAGCTGGCTGTGGTTCCTGTGTGTGTGGTAGCGTTGACATTGGCTCCGCCTAGTACGTTGCCACCTGTAATATTGCCAGTAGCAGAAATCAAGCCAGCTGTTGTTATATTGCCACCAATTACGTTACCGGTTGCTACCACTTGAGCACCGGTGTTGAGATTGCCACCTGTGATATTGCCTGTAGCAGTAACTAATCCACCTGTAGTTAAGTTGCCACCAGTAACATTGGCTGTGGCAACAATATTGCCAGTTGCAACCACTCTACCGGCTGTGACTATATTTCCGCCTGACACATTGGCTGTGGACACTATATTTCCAGTGGCTGATATCAGGCCACCTGTGTTGAGATTGGCACCAATAATATTGCCAGTGGCCGAAATTAATCCGGTTATATACTCGCCAGTGGTGGCAAAAACTGCCACATTTGATGTGCCACTTATTCCTACTGTGACATTACCGCCGGCAGCGGCAGTATCAACGTTGCTGGTCGATGTAAAAATTTTGGCAACCGATACTCCACTGATGCTGGTATTTCCAGTAACTGTTAAATTTCCCGAAATTACTAGATCAACGTTGCTACCACCCAATGCACTGTTAAGCGTGATGGTATTTGCCCCCAGGGTTTGAATTGTGTAATCACCGTTAACACGCTTGTAAGTAGCCATTTATTAGAGATCCTTTGTGTTATTTATACGGTTTAAAAAGTCTGACATGGTCGTGGTTTTGAAATTTTTAACTGCTGATAACTCTTTTATCTCTGCTGTGGTGTGGCCTATTACACGTACAAATGCGGTTTTAGGAAAATCTTTCATCACAGTCACTAGCTGTCGAACCCAGTTTCCGGTAAATGTAGGGGTTGCTGAGCTTTTTTTGTAGAACTCTGTATTGGCATACACATTGTTAAAATGATTGTTTACTGGCCCCATGTCAAATCCCACCAGATACATGATCACACACCCATCCAGGGCTGCTATACTGGCTGCCAACGGACCAGAACTATAACCAAAATACTTTTGTGGCACTGGTCGAGCCCCAGACCCAGATTCTGGACGACGAGTGTAAAACTTGTGTTTGAGTGCATAGCCTGAATCTTGTATGCGTCGGCTGATGGGACTATCTGTGCTGATCAACACTGTGGGAGTGAAATCTCTGTACAATGCATTACATCCGTAGATGGGTCCAAAATGTTTTAGATTGTTTAGATCCACATCCTGACGGCTCACTCCATTGCCCAATACAAATGCTCTGCTCATAAAAAAATCCCCCCAGTATGTATCTGAGGGGATGTAAACTAGTTACAAATATCAAGAAGTAACGTTGGCAATCTGTGCCAATTGTACCGAGCCGTTGGCAGCATCTGCTCCGGCAATAATTTCGGCGCCAGACCAGGTCACTGTGCCTTCATCTGTGAAGAAGTTGGTCACATAGTAATTCTCACTGCTTTGAACATTCACACCAGTATTGGAATCACTGTAGTTGCCGTAGGTCATGCCGTTCCAATCACGTACCCACTTGTTGGTGATATAGCTGGCATATACTGCACTACTATCACCCACTGAGTACTCAATACTCATGAAGCCAGCACCCGGAGTTGCGCTATTTTCCAGCACACATTGTCCTACTGGATATGCAGTGCCTGTACCAGACCCCACCCCAGTTGCTGTGAAAATGTCGCCGGCGCCGGCATTTGTAGGAGCACCAATGGCAGCCCAATCGGTTGAGCCAGCTGAGGCAATTTGATAGGCTTGTCCAGTAATTAGACTTTCGTCAGCAGTGGTGCTGGCGGTGTATGCCACCAAAAATTTGTGTGAACCTTTTTGGCGTATGATGCGTCCTGCACCTGCTGTGGTATCGGTACCATCTGCCAGTGATATATTGACCACTGCTGCAATTTCTGGATTGGTTGCAGTGGCTGTACTGGTGGCCGGCGAACCACCCACCACACCTAGGTAATCGGCAGCACTGAGTGTGTCGGCACTGTTGACCACTGGGTTGGTTAATGATCCAAAGTTAGGATATCCAGCATCAGTCAAAATGCTGTTGTTTGTTTTTTGAATTTTAAGAGCTCGTCCCATTTGTTTTTCCTTTATGTTTATAAGGCGTTCTAGGCCTACGCGGTGGGTTACCGCATAAATTCTCCCAATGAGAATGTATTGACTATTTATAGATATGTTAAAATTATATCACCTCACACGATCATTGTAAATACTATCATGAACGCATCAGATCTTATAGAGCAGGGCAATCAACACCGTGCTAACAATCAACCAGAAAAAGCATTAGAATGTTATGCATTGGCATTTAGTCGTGATCGTAATCAGACATCTGCATTCAATAACTATGGCAATGTACTACGTGAAGTAGGAGAGCCCCAAGCTGCTATTCCATTTTTGCAACGAGCAATTCAACTGCACCCAACTGGTGTTGTGGCTAAATTTAATCTTGCTGTGGCCCAATTGTTAAGTGGGGACTACAAAAATGGCTGGGCCAATTATGAAATACGCTGGGATTACGAACATTTGGCCGGCACACTACCCAAGTTTCCTCAACCCAGATGGCGTGGAGAGGATCTCAAAGGCAAAACTATTTTGGTGATGGGCGAACAAGGTCACGGCGATAACATACAGTTTGTTAGATTTCTGTACAATTTACATGTGATGGGTGCGGAAATTATTCTTCAAGTTACTGATGGGTTGGTTCCATTATTATCACCTAGTAATATTATCAAACGTGTTACCATGTACGATTTCACAGTGACAGATTTTGATTACTGGATTCCTATCATGAGTATTGCCGGAGTGTTGGGTATTACTGTGGAAAACTTGCCAAAGACTACAAATTATTTAAATGCCGACACAGCGTTACAACAACAATGGCTTGCTCGGTTGGGTCCAAAAAAACGCATGCGGGTGGGTTTTAGTTGGAGTGGCCGGCGTGATGCGTGGCTTAACATTCACAAAGGTATGCCTTTTGCAGACATGTTGGACATGATTAAATCGTGTCCTAACTATGAATGGGTAAATTTACAAATTGATGCCACCGCTGAAGAACTAGCCGAATTGGCCGCGGCCGGAGTGTCTCTATATCCTGGTTCTATAACCAGTTTTGCAGATACTGCTGCATTGGTCATGGCCATGGATGTGGTAGTAAGTGTAGATACTGCAATTGCTCACTTGGCCGGGGCATTGGGACGACCATCTTGGATCATGCTCAATTGGTTTGCTACCGATTGGCGGTGGCTATTAAATCGTGATTCAAGCCCATGGTATTCAAATGCAAGATTATTCCGTCAACCGTCAATGGGTGACTGGAAATCAGTCACAAAGAAAATTTCACAATACCTGTCATGGTTTAAAGTGTAAGTCAATAAAAAACGCCCCGAAGGGCGTTTTTGTTGTCCAAATAAATGGATTTTGGATCAGCTGAACGATAAATTGCTGACTGCGATTTCTCCCAAATAGTCTCCGGCATTGCCGAACGAACTTGCAGTATTAGTGAGCTCTATGTACCCGTAGCGAGTCATAAAGCTAACCACTGGTTCAAATGTTGTTGGATCAAGAACAACGCCACTGCTCATCAGGGGAATGTATGGGCAATAGAACGCTGGAGCGTCAGCTTCTGACGAACCTTTGTAACCAACCAATACAGGTGTTGTATCGCTAGCGTAGCTATCAACAAACACACGCATTGCACCGTTCAATGTACCCACAAACTTGGTGTTTGTAGGTGCTTCGAAGGTACCTTCTGTAGTGCGAGCAAAAGCACTAGTAGTTGCACTTTGCAATACTGTGAGTGCAGCCGAACTAACAACAGCGTAGTTACCAGCGCCACGACGTGTACGTTGGGCGATCAAGTTAGCAACACGATTGATTAGAACTGCCAATGCGGCATGTTCGTCACCAACGAATGTAGCTGTACCACTAACGGTAGCTTGGTTGTATGTGAACTCAGTAGCAGCCAATGAGCGCAGACTCAACAGAATCTCTTGGTCAATCTCAGCGGTAATCTCTTGAGCCAGTGCAGCCATAATTTCTGCTTCAACGTCAATACCATGCATGGCTTGTGCGTCTTGTGCAGATTCAAATGTCCAACGAGCTTGCAACTTACGAGTTTTAGCTTCAACAGCTTGTTTCAAGATTTGCACAGAAATTTGCTTACCGCCGTTACCTTCCAGGGTAGCTGTGTTAGCACCAGTGTAAGATGTAGCTGTACTTGTGGCGTTAGGCACAGTAGAGTAAGCAGTGGCAATTGTGAATGGACTCAATGCTTCCTGGCCAGCTGCAACGCTGGTTGCGGCAGCTGAGTTATCAGTCAATGCCTGGGCATAACGCACACGCAGAGTGTGAATTTGACCAACAGGACCTGTCATTGGTTGCACACCAACCAACTCGTTAGCGATAACAGTTGGCATGACACGTCGAATCACTGGCAGAATCACACGGTTTAATGTAGCGATGTTACCAGCACTTGTGGAACCTGCTGACGCATTTTCTTTCAAGTACTTACGGGTGTTCTCAAGGATAACACCCATGCTGTTGCGCCGATTACCGTTCAGACCTTCAAGCAATGCTTCTTTGGTCTCGTTCCAGCGACTTTCTAATAATTGTTCCGACATTTAAGTCTCCTAAAAATTTAAATTATAGTCCAGCCAGACGTTTAAGGTCAATCACATTGCTGCGATCTTCTTGATCAACGTGTTGGGCATGAACTGTTTTATCACCAGTGACTGAGGACACCGTTTCTTTGAGAACTTTTTGAGCTTTCATTGAGCGGTCTTCCAACACTGCTGGTAGATACTTTTCGAATGCGTTTTTCAAACGATTGGTTTGTACGCTTTCGAGCAAATTACGCATGATATCTTGCTTTTCCCGATTTAGGGGACGCAATAATTCACCCATTGTGCTGTCACGCTCATTGGATTCTTTAATCATACGCAGTTCGCGTTCTTTTGACTCCACAACAACTTTTGCTCGTTGTGTGAGTTTGATGGCTTCCGACAATTGCCGATCTTTTCTTGCGATTAAGTTATGCAAATTACGAATATCTTGCTTCTCATTCAAGTGAGTTGCTCCAAATTCTGTTGCATATGCTTCAAAGATCCGACGACCAAAATTGTTCTCTCGAGCAACTTTGATATCTTCTTGCAATTGGGTAAGTTCAGCCTTCAAGTGACGGCTAACAGCTTGACTCATTTTATTTGCACTTTCTTTTACGAAACGTGTTTTGAGACTTTCTAGTTTGCTACGTGCTTCACGGACCAAGCGGACTTTAGTTTCCACCACATCACGTTTGTCTTTTGCAAACTCTTGGATCTCACGAGCCAATGCATGCACCATAAACGACTCAAGTTTTTCAAGTCCTTCTGTGTGCATTTTACGATCTTTACGCAGTTCGCCAATTTCTTCAGCAAGTTTTGTCACTAAAAAGCTATTAAACTTTGTAGCAGACTCTTTCATCTTGCGTTGGAATCGAACACGATCTTCGGCCAATGATTGCTTTTCAGCAGCCACGCCTTGGATCTCTGTGGTAAGACCATCTGTTACCATCTTGTCTAGGGCTTCCACCATTACTGACTTATCGTGCTCATAGCGTTGTGCAAACTCTTCTCTCAGTTCCACACGAGCCTGTTCACGAGCTTCCGTCAACTTGATTTCCCAAGCTTCGGTAATCTCTTTACGAGTTTCCTCGGTGATCAGGTCACTATCTAGCAATGGTTTGATAGCATCTAACATGCCTAGTTCTCCTTATATTTTGAGATCTCTAATGAGTTTTACAACTTCATTTTTTAGAGATCTCTTCGCTTTGTTGTCTTGCCCGGCGTCTTTTGCTATTTCCAAAAGTCTATGTCCGTACTTCATATTCATGAGGCCTTCGTAGATTGCTTTGGGGTAAGCATTTGGAGCACTGGGTTGAGCAACTACATCTATAGTGACTATTTCAAAGTCACTTACATGTCCTGTTCTGTCGTCTACGTTGCCGCTGCCGCGGCTGGATACTCCTAATTTTACTCCCGATGTCAACAAAGTTTTGATCAACTCACCCATGGGGGTTGGTAAAATCTTCATTTTGCCACATCCTGCATCACCTTCCATCCACATGCCTTCAACATTGGTACACACACGATCTAAATTAATTTTGAGATCATCTGGATGATCCACTTCACCTAGTACCGAATTACCTTCTTTGATCTGCTGATTTATAGTGCTTACTGCTTTGCTAATTTCATGCAATGGATATATTCTATCATTGGCATTGCGTTTGTTACCTTCAATGCATATGCCTTTGAGGTAGAGACTCTTACCGTGACCATCTGGTCCAGCTTCTTCTAACAGCTGAATTTTGGCTTGGTTAAAAGTAAGATGTTCTCTCAGCGTTTTCATTGTTTAACCACGTGCCAACGGACTTTTTGTATTAACCCCAGTGGCCTGAGATAAATGGGGTTTGTTAGCTGGCTTTAAATTTTGCGTGGCTTGTGCTGGCGAATTGCCTACTTTACCAATCAAATCTTTAGTTTGATTGCTGTAAGCACCGGCTGCATCATGCTTGCCACCTTCGGCTGCTCCAGTACGCACTGGCTTCACACTGTTACCAATTGGTCCTTTTGCACCAGCATTAGCTGCCACAGTGGACTTTTTATTAACACCGCCTTCTTCCGAAGTAACTGGTTTAGGTGCGGCTTTCAATGTCACGGCTTCCATCATGCCCATGTTGTCCATCTCTCCAGTATCATCCATTTCAATGGCATCACCACCTTCTTCTGGACCAAAATCATCGCCATTGCCACCCATGTCATCACCACCACCCATGAGGTCTTCAAACTCGGCCATTAACTGGTCCAGTTTGTCTTCTAAATTCATAATATCATCTTTAGTGGCTGGTTCAGTTCCACCTTCGTCACCACCCATGGAGAATTCATCGCCGCCATCATCTGTGGCAAATTCGTCATCAACGGGTTCTTCGTCTCCCATTTCTTCATCATCTTCCATATTCATGTCGTCTTGCTCTTCAGTTTCGACATCGCTGATAAGTTGACCAGAGGCACCGGCGTCATCAAACCCTTCGTCAATTTCTTCTTCGACTTCTTCATCTGCGGCCATGATGTCTTCGTAGATTTTACGACTTTTTTCCACAACAATGTCATGGAAAAGTTCACGAGCTTTTTGCTCTTCATCATTGATCACATATTCAATCAATTGTTCAAAACGGTTCATATGGAAACTCCTATAGGTAAAGTGTAATGTTATTTACACATGATAGGAAATATTAGCGGTTTAAGACATCAAAACGATGATAAATGCTAACTTAGATTGGAGCAGCGGGGATTGCGTATTGTTGTCGTACCAATTTGAGTTTTTCTTTAAACTCATAGGTACGTACATCATTCATCTTGCGTAACTTGTTCAGTTGACGCAAGGTGAGGCGACTCTTACGCAGGTCGCCCAATTGTGGTTGGCTGTTGTCTTGTGGCAAATCCTGATAAGCTTCAGGTTCTTTGTGCCAAAATTCTGTTAGTAACATATTGATATTTATACAGGTGGTGGTGCAACTGCACCTGGGCCCACAGCAGCCGGTGGTGGTCCGCCAAGTTCAGGACCACCTGGCTCTGCCGGAGTCATCCCGGCTATGTCTTCACCTGTGCCAATGTCTGTTTCCAAATTAGCCGGCGTAATTCCCACTGAACGTAAATCTTGTCCTGTTGCAGGCTGCATGTCAGGATCATCTCGTTCTTCTCTCCATAACTTTTCGTTCTTACTAATTTCGTCTTCAGTCAGTCCCAGGAACCGTTCTAACATAAATCGCTTGCTCATGTATGGCAACGGTTCCATGCTAGTAAATGCTTGAATACGAGTGTTGTCCAATTCACTTTGACGATAACTAGCAAAGTTTTGAGGTGCATTAAACTTGATTGAAAACAAACCAGAATCTATGTTGAACCCACGCCATTTCATAAACATCTTGAATTCGTCGTCTAATTTCTGACATACCAATGCTTGTAACCGTTCACAATACTGGTTAAATCTATACTCTTGTATGAGTGCTGTGCCTACTTTTCCGTCGGTCATTGTACGATCAGAGTCGTCCGGACCAGTGGGCAAGTAGCTGGATGGCACACGCAAACCACGGGCCATCTTGTTGTTAAAATACTTTAAATCGTCAATTTCGCCCAAGTTTTGACCACCTGGAAGTGTATCAACTGAGCTGCCACGACCATCTGCTGTCTGAGGAAAAAAGTAGTCTTCATTTATACTGAGTGGATTGTAGCTGGCATCCATCATGTTTGCACCGCCGCCATTCACTGTGGGAATTCTGCGTTGATGCATTTCATTTTTGATACGCTCAACAAACTGCATGGCCAAATGGCTGGGCATGTTGCCCACATCAATCTTGAAAATTCTACGTTCCGGGGCACGACTTACCCGATAGATCAATATACTGTCTTCCAACAGTTCTTTTTGCTTGAACACTTTGTAAATGTTTTCTAGAATACTCTTGCCAAATGGCCAGAACACATCAAGCCCTTCATTCAAACTCATATGCACCACATGCTTGGAATCCAAACAAACTTCATTCATGGCCTGCATGAAACGACTGTTACCGGTGCCGCCCCCACCTCCACCTGAGCCGGGCATGGTATAATTTGTGTTACCGGCTACTGATCCAGTTGTAGGATTGGTCAAGTAATCAGTTGTGGTTTTTGCTGCTACAGTCATGTTTTGAAAATTTGGATTGATATCACGAATTATGTACTGCTCAGGCCGTTTGCCTTCACTCTCGTTCACAATCACACGAGCAACTTTTGTCATGTCCACCCACATCATTTCAAATGTTTCTGGATCACGTACAAACACTTGATCACCGTACTTGATTGTGTTTCGGAACAGTTTGAAAATACGTTGATCTAATTTGTTCAGCTTGACCCACTGTTGCAGTTGTTTTTTGACAATGTCAATTTCGTGATCAGTGGGAGTGTCGTTGTATTTGATTTCAAACGGAGTTGAATTTTGTTCGTTCATCTGCGTGGAAAATTCAGCAATAATATCCAAACATGCATTAATTTCAGAATCCATATCCATAGCTTCGTATTGGTTATAACGTTCAATACGATTGGGATGACCAGAGTATACTTCTGGCAATCGACTGGCATAGTTGCGATACACCATATCTGCCGGGTAGTTGTCGGCCCCGTTGTTCTTTCCGTATTTAGGAAAGCCGTCGGCATTGCGTCCAGAAATAGGACTCAGTTGTCCTGACGTATCAGCGACCTTGAAATACTTACGCCATCCAGGGGATTGTTTTTCTGCCATAGTGAGTTATTTACCGGGATTACATTGCATTGCTCAGTATTTTCTGTTGTATATCATTGGATGTTTGTTGCAATCTGGTCATCTGTCCCATAAAATTCGCCATGGTTACCATCTGGTCGGCAAACTGCTGATCGGCGGCATCGCCCTTCTCAGTGATGCCACCGGCTGTAATACGTTTGAAGGCTTCTGCCATGGTTGCTTGTAATTCAGCCACAACATCTTTGAGAGCAGTTGCGGTGTCAACCCCACTTGATTCTTTAAGTTCCTTGACCATTCTACCTATTTCTTCACCAGGAATTGATGCTTTGGCACCAGGAATGCCTGCTGCCTCTAAAGTGGTAACTCCAACTTTTGCCGCTCCTAAGTCATATGTTGTTCCCACGCCTGAATTTAAGATTTGTTTCCAGGTAGCTGGATCCGTTATTATTTGAGTTGCTTTGTCAAATGCTCCCAATTCAGCTGCAATATCTTTAAGTACCTTTAGATTAGTGGTCAACGGCCCCTGATTAATACCAGTCCACTCGTTGGCTCCGAAGGCTGTCATCCCCATGCCTCCTTCACCAGCACCCATACCATTGGCAAATTTGCCGCCTTCGTTATAGTCTGCATTATTTAAACTTATTGTTTGCACAACTTTATCTATTGCAGATGTATAACCAGACACTCCATCAACTAAATTCCCAGTTGACTCTGCCATATCTTTAAACATTTTTACAAAATCGCCAGACCCGTTTTGCATAGGGATAACTGCTTCTTTACCATGTAAGGTTGCAGGATATCCAGTTTCAGGACCATCAACTTGTATTCCTTCTTTGGCCGTAATTCGGCCACCTTCATTCTTGGCTGCACTAAAATGCATGGCATCCTTGATACTATTCCAGTCACCGCCCCACCCTAACCCTAGAGATGATGCTACTTGTCTAATACCTTCAGGCATATCAGTAACTAATGTACTTCCCATTGGATTTGCCGCTGGGTTAATATCAATGGCACTACCCTTGGCATGCGCACTCTTGACCCCCGGTTGCCCACGAACATCACGATCAACATAGCCACCTAAACTTTGTATATCATACCCAACGCTGTCAAGGTAATCAATTAATTTTTGAAACGCTGGTACTGTGTCAGCGGCAACTGATGCACTCTTGCCACTCTTACTTGAAATTGTTCCTAATTTAGGTTTACTATCTCCGCCACCAACATTGATATCTCCCGATCCTAGCGGTGCACTTTTACTTTGACTTCCACCGCCAAAGAAGCTTTTGATCTTGTCCGTAAAGCCACCACCCGCACCACCACCCGCACCACCACCCGCACCACCACCTACACCACCAGCTATGTTACCATTGGCCAGTTCGTCCATCTGTTTCTGCAGCATTGGAGTCTCAATCTCCATCAGTTGAGTCTTTATCTCCATATAACTCTTGAATGCCAAGCTGTATTTGTCAGCAAGATTGGCATCAATTTTTGTTGCTTTTTCTATTCTTTTGGCATCTTTCAGTGTGTTGTCCTGTAGCGTGGTATTGTCGGCAACCAACTGTTTGTAACGCACGCTGTAATCGCCGGCACGATCCACGTCCAACGCAGTGATTTTTGACAATTGTTCAAACTTTTTCACAATACCAGCATTGATATTACCAATGGTAGTGTCTGTGCTTGAAGTTTTATTCACGTTGCTACCAAGAGCATCCAGAGATGAATTAATTCCATCCATTACAGATTTCATTTTTGGATTGGATAATATATTACCAGCGGCTGAAGGAATGAATAATTCTGGACCTTTTTCACCCACCAGGTAAGGACTTTTTGCAGTAACGGGACCTCCTTCTGCCCTAGCCGGTGGTGCTGCTTTGTCAAAGATTGACTTTTGCCACCAGGCTTTCTCCGGTGCTGGTGCTGCTGCCGGTGCTTCTGGTGCTGCTGCCGGTGGTGGCAGCATGAAATAGGAACCAATACTTTTCATAAAATTACCAATGCCGCCATTTTCTGGTGCTGCTGCTGGTGGTGCAGGTGGTGGTGGTACAGGTGGTGGTGCAGGTGGTGGTGCAAGTTGTGCTGCTTCTACCGCCCGTGCCCGTGCCGCAGCTAGTGCATCTGACACTGGTGCCGGTGCTCCCGGTGCTGCCGGTGCTCCCGGTGCTGGTTGTGCTGCTGGTGCTGCTGGTGCTGGTTGTGCTGCTGGTGCTGCTGGTGCTGCTGGTGCTGCTGGTGCTCCCGGTGCTCCCGGTGCTGCTGGTGCTGCTGGTGCTGCTGGTGCTGCCGGTGCTCCCGGTGCTGGTTGTGCTGCTGGTGCTGCTGGTGCTGCTGGTGCTGGTTGTGCTGCTGGTGCTGCTGGTGCTGCTGGTGCTGCTGGTGCTGCTGGTGCTCCCGGTGCTGGTCGTGCTGCTGGTGCTGGTCGTGCTGCTGGTGCTGCTGGTGCTGGCAGCATGAAAAAGGATAGAGCGTCATCCATGAATGTTTTCTGACGCTCCAGTACGTTGTCTTGTCCATGCAGCATCTTGCCTACCGAATCAGCAGATTGACCAATAATTTTGCCGCCTACATATCCCGCAGCGACACCTATTGCTCCACCAATAATCGCGGTTAGCGGAGCGGCAGGGCCGCCCAGGGCCGCACCTACGGCCAGGCCTTTAGCTCCTCCTACCACAGCTGCACCAATTTGCCCCGTTGCTTCAAAGCCGCCGGCTTTTACAAAACCTTTACTACCATCCTCTGCGGCCCCAGTAACTGCGCCTGCCACAGTGGGTCCGGTTTTTAAAAAGTCTGGTATCATTTCATAGAGCTTTTTAAAGGCCTTCCACAATTCTATTGACATCTTTTGTAGTCCTTCAAACGCCAGGCCTGCCAGGCGAGCAAACTCCATCAACTCGTGGTTCAGGTCAATTGAACCACCAAGTCGGGCCAGAGCAGCTGTTTGCTCAGCCTGAAATGCTGTAATCTGCGCATCCATCAAACCAGCATAGTAGTCTGTGGTCTTACCGCCGCTCGTCATCAGCCTGTCTTGCTCTGCTTTGATCTCGATATATTTTGCCTGGACATCACCCATTGCAAAAATTCCCAGTTTAAGCCCGTCAGCGTAGGATGTAGAAAAATTTTCCAGCTGACCTAACTGTGCCGAGAAGTTAAAGTCCTTGACAAACTGTCCTGCTGCTTTTCCAATTTGGGTAACTGCCTGAAACTGATCAATTTGCCCATCAAGTAACTGTTGACCGCTTTTCACAATCTCGCCGTTTGTACCTATGTAGGCTTTTTGTGCAGCTTCTGTACCTATAAATCCAGTAATGGTATCCCGAAAGCCCTGCCCCATTTCTTTGCTTTGGCTAGTGAGCATCGCATTGACATCTATCAGTTTCTGGGCAGCAGCTTCACCTTTTGTTGCTCGCACTTCTTCAACCTTGGCACGGAATCGTTGTTCGCTGAGAGCAGATTCCCTTATTTCTTCCGCTTCTTTGCGTGTTAATCCAGTGAGTTTGGTCAATGCATCTTGTTCAAGCAAATAGGCTCTTGCACCAGCGGTCAACTGTGCCGTGGTCATTTTTTGACTGTTGCCCAGGCGAGTTTGTAATTGTAAATAGCCCAGCGTGCCTTCAGAGACGTCAGTCATGGTCATGCCCAGACGTAAAAATTCTTGTCTATTTCCTTGAAGGGATTGATTAAAATCAGCCATTCGGTCAAAGCCTTTACTAACCGATCCTCCAAACAATGCTAAATCTTTGCTGTTGGCCGCCACGGCTGTGACCATGCTGCCCATTTCGTCCATGGTCAGACCTAATTTTTTAGAGTTGTTGTACAATCCGTCCAGTCCAGATGCACTCAGAGCACCTGCTTTTGCTATGTCGTTGCCGCTTTTGTATAGTTTGTCGCCCAATTCATTGGCCATTTTTTGCAGTTCAACTGACGTTTCAAACGCTGACACCGCTAAGGCCGACATTCCGCCCACTACAAGTTTGATCAGTGGACCACCGGGAACCAGCAGCGTCAATGCCACTGCTGCGAATTTTGCCGCTTGTACCACGCTGTCCATTGCACCATTCATGGCAGACGCACCTTTTGCTCCCAGCGTCATGGCCTTGGTTGCTGCCATGGCTGCGGCTTTCAAGGATATCAATACGCCACCCAGCGCATCCAAGCCAGCCGTGGCATTTTCAAATCCAAGGGTATTTTTTACCTGAGCATCAAAAGACCTTTGTTGAGTTGATGCACTGATTTCGCCATTTCTTGCCATTTCCTCGTTAACTCGCCGAGTGATCTCAGCCAATTCTTCAAGTTCACGATTTGCATCAGTCATAATTATTTCCCATAAGTAAACATATATTTATAGGTATAATATGTCCCAAACTTCCAATCCACTTCGTCAATTTTTTAGACAACCTGCAGTTTATATCAAATTGCCGTCTGATGGTCAATTCTGGCCTGAAAAATCTATCAGTATGACAGAAAATCGAGAATTGCCAGTTTTGCCAATGACTGCCATTGACGAAATAACCTATCGAACCCCTGACGCATTGTTCAATGGACAAGCTGTGATATCGGTCATACAAAGTTGTATACCTGCTATCAAGAATGCATGGGATATGCCTGGCATGGATACAAACGCAGTGCTGGTGGCCATTCGTATTGCCAGTTACGGGCATGGCCTGCCTATTGTCTGCACTTGCCCTGCTTGTAAAACAGAACAACAGTATGAAATTGATCTTCGATCAGTACTGGAATCTATTCAAGCGCCAGACTACACATTCATACTCACACATGGCGATTTGGAAATTGCATTCAAACCGGCTAACTATCAAAATCAAAACACAGCAAATCAACTGCAATTTGAAGAACAACGCAATATTCGGTCCATACCTGAATTAGATATTCCAGACAGTGAAAAAATAAAAAAACTCAATGCTTCATTGTCAAGAATCACCGAACTCACAGTGGATGCAATGAAGTTTAACATTGACAGCATCCGCACACCTCATGCTCTGGTTACCGAATCAGAGCATATTCAAGAATTTTTAACCAACTGCGATCGAAAATTATTTGGACAGATTCGTGATCGCGTGATTGCATTCCGAGTACAATCTGAACTTGCCCCAATCAAATTGGTGTGTGACAATTGTGCCAACGAATACGAACAAACTGTGAACTTAGATCAAACAAGTTTTTTCGAAGCCGCCTCCTAATCTCAAGTCGACAAGACGTTTCTGACTTGGTTGACCAAATGGATCAGGAGGCGGACAATCTACGTCGGCAAGGTTTACGTATGTCTTGGTACATGCGAGGTGGTGCAACATATGATGATATCATGAACATGAGTCACAGTGAACGCACCATGATTGGTGAACTGATCAAAGACAATCTAGAAACAACCAAAACCAGCAGACTTCCATTCTTCTAATGAATCAAACCCAAGTACATAAAGATATACTATGTTGGATTGAGACTTTTGTTGAGGTTCCTCATCTAGCACTGGGTGGGTGGCCTCCGTGTCCATTTGCCAGATCAGCTAGACTTAAAAATACAATAGCTGTGTTAGTGGGCACAGATCCATACGAAGATTTAAAAAATCGCAGCGAGCAAGGTATGGAGAATTACGAAGTTGTGGTATATGCATATGATCCTGTGGTATGGCCATATGAAATGTTTAGCAAAAGTTTAGAATCAGCCAATCATGAGTTTTTAAATCACCGTGACTTAATTGCGCTAGAAGATCATCCCAGTGACATAGAAATAGTAAACGGTATTACAATGAATCAAGGAACATATGCTCTTGCATTGGTGCAACCACTGGCTGATCTCAATCACAAGGCAGTATCTATGGCTGCAAAAGGATTTTACAACACATGGCCTGAAGAATATTTGAAAGTGTTATTTAAACATAGAATAGATCCCAGAGCATGAGTTATGAATACGCTAGAATTAATCTTGCTCAAACAACCTACACAGCAACATGTGACTGGTACTATATCACTCAGCCAGATATTGCAGAGCTAAACGACATCTACCGAACGTATTGTATCTACAAACACTTTGCCAGTGTAATGCCAATATTTGACAGTCAGTATCTTGATCCCAATACAGATGTCATTGGCTATCGTGATCAAAACAAACTTGCGGCATTTTCGTTGATTCATCGGTACGATAACAACAATGCATTGTGTGCTCAATTTGCTTGGAACTATAAAAAGCCAAAACTACGGCTAGGAATTTCCAGTCTACAGACTGAATGCGCTATATATCGTGAGCGTGGATTTAAGTACCTATATTTAGATCAAGCACACTTATACAAACAAGGCATACAAGGCTTTGAACTACTGGGACCAATATAACATGGCAGACTTATACACAATTTGGGCGGACAAAGAAGGTGACCTCACTGACTTAGAATGGGTCAACGGAATGAAAAGTTTCTTTGACCATTTGAAATCTGAAGGTAAAATGGAAGACTATCGTATCACCCGATGTAAACTGGGTTTTAGATCTATTGCAGCCATGCCTGAATGGATGATCATAATGGAATTTAAAAACATGGCTCAAATGGATGACGCATTCAAACGTGTGGCTCCACTAGAAGGTGAACTCGAAGTCAAACACAAAAGCTTCAACCAGTTTGTTGATTGCTCAACGATTCAGCACGCCTTGTTTAGGGACTGGCCCGACACGTTCATATGAACACCATTATCCTGTTGGCATTGCCGGATGAGGCACCGTTGTTACGACTTCATCCACTGGTGTACTACACAGGAGTTGGCAAAGTCAATGCCGCTATTCGTACCGCTCAATTGATCGAACGATATAAACCTCAACGCATTATTAATTTTGGTACTGCCGGCGGTATCACAGTGGCCTCGGGATTACACGAATGCACAAAATTTGTACAGAGAGATATCACATGTCAAGCATTGGGATGTCGTGACGGACAAACGCCATTTGAAGATGACATTATATTACATACCGGAGTCCGCGGCCTCACATGCAGTACTGGAGATAACTTTGTTATGAACCCAGAACTTGCCATTCCAGCAGATGTTGTGGATATGGAAGCATATTCTATTGCCAAGGCCTGTATTCGATCAGGGGTAGATTTTATGTGTTTCAAGTATGTGACTGATAGAGCAAATGAAACGGCACATGATGATTGGCATAATTCTGTTGATTTGGGAGAAAAGTTTTTTATTTCCAAGCTGCAATCATTTGGTATTGCTGTTTGAGAACTTCTACGAAGTTCTATTGATTCGCTTGCGCTCATCAATTTATTTTTTTTAGTTAATTAAGAGATGTTTAGTATTATCTAGATTACTGTGGTCATAATTCACCGTATGCACGGTGAATTGAATGCATTATCTGAGTGACAGCAGTCATCTATTCTAATGAGATTGTAGTTTTCTACGCGGAGGCGGTTGACCGGTACCCCCTACTCAAGCTTCACATATCAACGGAACCCTAGTAACCCGGTATAGATCCAAGTCCTATGAGCCGGGGGTGTATCTTTTTCACAGAGCCCCGACCATTTGTTGCCTTAAGTTAGCAATTGTCTTTGACACCCAAGTCCAGACCGGGTATCTCACCGTTCTTCAATGGGGTTGAGCCAAATGCTCAACACACAGTCGTAATTAAATTTTGTTTAGGATTTGGCGGCCATGTACCCTTACCTGTATATGGCCGTTGTAATAATCTGCTGATTCCAATACCTTTCTACTGAACTGCTCGCGTGCCTCAATGTATGAGCATTCACTTTTGCTGTTGCAATAAAAAAGTATCTCTCTGGTGAAATTGTCGGTGCCTAGTTTTTCAATGTCTGTGGATAGTTCTGCGCTGGATCCATAATATTGTTGCCAATCAGAATCAATTTTGCTTCGTATGCGTTTTTTCTTCTTGATGCCGTTTTTTTGTTTGACTGTTCTGTAAGCGGTTTTTGAGAACTTTGCCAGTTTTTTGCCTATGTATTTGCGTCCAGTGAGATTATTTGTGATCAAGTAAACGAATCCTACACATGAGTTGGGCAATGTCTCCACTGGGGTGTTTTGATATAGCCATGTCATGATGCGTTACCTGTATTATATAGTTATGCTGCCTTAGTATAGTTGAAGTTTTTTTAGTAGAGTTTGGTTTTCAAACAACATACCCAGATTGTATCTGTTGTGTTGTTGGTTAAATGGGCTACACCATGCCGTGGACCCAGACTTTCCAAAATTGGTATAGTCTGTGCCTAACCCAAAATGCACAACTTTGGTTTGTTTTAACCCTAGTTTATCGCACCAATAAGTTTGCTGGTTGTAGTATTTGTTCACATTGTAATCTATGGGAAACTGATTTATAATGTCCAATGCTAACCCAGCGCTCAATCGATTGCAGATATTCTCATCGTTGCTCATCTGCATTGGGTCACTGGGTTTTGTTTTGCACATGCGAACTGCAATTTTAGCACATTGCACTGGAAATGTCTTGCTAAAACTAAATGTAATCTGTTTGATACAGTCTGCGCTGAGGTCTATATCAACTGCACCACTGCTGTTTGGCAAATAGATAAAATCGACCAAGAGATCAATATTTTTACGATTGCATTCGTCCACTAGCCAATCAAAATGTTCGTGCTTGTCACCTATCAATGCAAAAGGATAACTGCAAATACAAATGTCCCCGGGTGCAAGATCTTCATCTTCGATATAAGCCCAGTTAGCGTTGATCTTGTTCCATATGTCCATGTGCCACCAGTAGTCTCCACGGAACACTCTGAATCTTTTGTTTTTATTAAACAAATAAAAATTTATAAAACTTTCCTGAGTCCCGGCACTGAACCCAACATACTTGAACTGATCAAAATTATGCAATTTAAATTTGGTTCCTTGCATGACCCATGAAGGAAACTGTTGTTCAAATTGTTGAACCACCCAGGGGTTAAGCAAATGCCGGGACAAGTGTAAGACTTGTACATAATCAATCACATCGGGGTCTTTGATGCTGTTGCCGCTGCTGAAGATACTTCGTGCTCTTGACCGTACAGATTCAAATTTATTGTTGTCCGGAAACGCCCATACATATTCCCCAGGCACATCCAGCACACGATCAGCACTGGCTTTGGCCAAAGACCATGCAATGGTTCTGATCTGATTTATATCTGTGTTAAAATCTTGCATGCCTGTTGATAGTAGTTGTAATCTTCTTCCCATTGTGGGTCATTGTTGTTTTTTTCGTGTCTGATTTTTAGTATCCAGTAAAGCACAGGATTATGAAAATTTAAAATAAACTTTCCATTTGGACCAAAGAACAAACAACTAGGATATCGTTGGCCACCCTGATCTAAAAATTCGCTGTTCCAGATGAGTTCTTCTACGTCGTAGTCATCAATGACGATAGAGTCTATTTCAAAACTTCTATCTCTAACAATTTTTCCATCCTGCACAATTGTGTCTGACGGTAGTTTGTCCCAGTGCTCGATCACCAAGCAACAGTGCCCGGTGACACTATCATGATCGTACTCAAAATTATCAAGCACTGGACCAGAATATAGTTCATGGTTGTTCACTAAAATTTTACATTTTGGAGCATCAACAATGTTTTTGAATTTTAATTTAAGTTTCATTTTTGATTGTTTCAAACAAGTTCCAGTTTTCGAATATGCTCACTAGACTCACTCGATTGTTAAACTTTGACGGATCTATATTTAACTGATACACTTGTAATAGATTACGTCTACTGTATTGATTCCAGTCTGCATTGCCCACTGCAAACGTAACACAATTACCCGGCACCAAGTCAAAATATTCACATACAGACTGTTGTTTGGCTCGATACTTGTTGTACATGTAGTTGCTGGGGAATTTATCAATAATTTTCAACCCAATGTATGCTGATAAATGGTTGTTGTAATTTATATCATCATGTAGTTTTTGTCCATCAACTACGTTTCTAGTATATCGTATTCCTATGCGCAAATTGGCAATGGGAAATGCCTTGCTGAGACTGAACGACACTGTATCTATACACGGTGACGACACATCAATTTTTACATTTCCGCTGATGGGATAGTAACAACAATCCACAAGCACCGGTACACCCAGCTGTTCACAAGTTGCAATCAAGTTATCATATTCAGGATGCACAGATCCTGAATCACAAAAGGGCATACTGATCACAACTGCATCATTGGCACTTATAGGATCATGATCAGTGATAAAACTCCAATCAATTTGATTGCTGATCCAAGTTTTTAGATGATAAAAGTATTCACCTGTGTAGCATCTAAATTTTCTATTTCTATGTCTTAGGTAAAAACTGTCAAACGATTGAGTAGTACCAGCACTGAAATCCATCTGATATTGATCCAGACCAATCACGGTGTTTGATTGATGGGTTTGCAACCAGTTAGTGAACGAATTTTTAAATTTAGACAAGTTGTCCCACTTGTTCAACCCGTTGTCCAACAGATTATCTTGGAATATATTTTTGATAAAATAAGCTACTTCAGGATCTTTAACTGCACGAGATCCTTGAAATATGTGATTGGCTGTTGATCTAGCGTCAAAAAAGTTTTTAGAATTTGCCGCTGAGATCAAATAAGCAAGTTTGCGTATGTTATGCAAGTTCTATATCCGTGCTGTAACTGGTAAACCCATTTTCTTTTACCACTTTGAGTATGTTCTCCACACGCCCTGCTAGTTCATCTCTATGACTTACTAACCAAATTGATTTGTGGCGTTCGCGACTCATCTTCTTGAGCAAGGCCAGTGCGTTCTCTACACCTTGTGTGTCCAGCCCGTTGTCAATCAACTCGTCGATAAACAACAAGTTGATCGGTGAGTACAAACTTTCCCATACATCGCGGAATGCCCAACTCATTGATAATATCAATCGGTTGCGTTCGCCACGGCTTAGATTATCAAAGTCTAACTCTCGACCCAATTCCTCAATCATCACAGTTAGATCATTTTGGAACTTCACAGTATGTGGCAATCCAATTCTATCCAAGTAGTGTGTTAGCCTCTGATTTAAATAACTCAAATTTTGATCAATAATTTTCTTTCGAACAAAGCTGTCCTTACTGGTCAGCAGTTTTAATAAAAATTCTTGATGTTCTTGTAATCGGGTAAGTTCATTCAGAGCATCGTATGTTACCACTTGCAAGGCCTGCCCTTGCATGTCATCAATTTGTTCTGTGTACGGGTCCATATCTGTTTGCCTTGTCACAAGATCTTTGCGTAATGTTTCTACAGTATTACGATGATTTAATGCTTGTTCAAGTGTATCATAGAATACCGCAGGAGCAGCACCAGACACTCCTAGATTTTTTAGTGTATCAGTATGCTCCATCCATTGTGTATTATTGGCCAACAACTGTAAAGCATGTTCTTTTAGCTGTTCCTGTTTGGCTTGTTTAAGTTCGTCTTGTTTGGTATCATGAATATCTTGTCCACAACTATGACACTTGTGATTTTCTAACAAGTCAATCTCTGTTTTTAATTTCTTAATTAACTTTTGTTGTTTCTCATTGTCAGACTCTATGCTACGAATCCACTTGTTAGCATCATCCATGGCTTTTTTCTTGATGTAGAATGTTTCTAAATCTCTGTGAGATTGCACCTCAACCTCAATATCAATATGCTCCAGGTCTGCAATAGCCTGGACTAGTTTAGCCACATCCTCGGCTTGTTTCACACACCAAAGTCGATGTCGTTTACGCAAACTTTCAATCTGCTCTTCGATACGTTTGTTAGCTTCAATAACTGCACGTATTCTAAACTCTTCCTGTGAGATAGAATCTTTAGTCTCTCGGTTGAGTTCTTTGATCCGGTCAGCTCGTTCACTTAGTAATGTGATTCCCAATAACTGTTCAATTATATTTCTTTGATCATTTGCTTTTAGACTTAAGAACGGTTCTGTATAAGTGTTCAAGGCCAACACATGTTTAAACATGTCGTGGCTCATGTTCATGATACGTTCTATCTCGTTCTGTGTTTCGCGACTATCGCCTTGGGCCTCGTCTGTTGCTTGTTGTTCTTTGTGATTTACATAAAACTTGAGAACATTGGGTTTACGGCCTCGTTCAATTCTGTAATCCTGTCCACTAACAGCAAAATCCAGGCTTACCATCATGCCTTTGCTGTTGGTTTTGTTCACAAGGTTATCTTTGCGAATGTTGCTTAATGCTTGACCATACAATGCATAACTTAATGCATTGATAATTGTGGTCTTGCCGGTACCGTTGCGGCTACCATCTCCACCAAGGTCTAGATTTTCGCCTAGAACTAACGTGAGATCCTTGCGATCAAAGTCAATACCCTGTGTGGCATTGCCCACACTCATGAAATTTCGAACGGTGAGATTGCGTATTTCGATCATAAGTTTTGGTAAATCTTTAGCAATAGTTTTGGATCGTAGAATTTACTGTCAATGTTGGTAAGTTGATCTGTGACAATCTGATCTACTGATTCAAACTTGATCTCACCGGGCGCCATATCAGTATCCACCGACGAGTTCTTATTTGGTATCAAGGCCATTTCTCTCAACTGATAGTCTTTGATATATGTTTCTTTAATAAAGTTGGCCTCTTCGTATGATATCTCAATGTCCAATTGCACACGCACATGCATACCAGGTGCAAGTAATGTGGTAGCATTGTCAATAACATTAGATAACCCTAACACACGATATCTAGGTTGATCTGGCCATGCGTAATGCACTGGATCTTGCCCCCATTCTAGAATCATCAACCCACGATCGTCGTCACCGGCGTCGGCATAGTTGTGTGGAAAGCAATTGCCAATATATGTGATGTTTTTCTTGGTCTGACGTTTGTGAAAGTGTCCAGTAAACACATGCTCAAAGTTTGTGAAGTCTTCTCTACGCACTTGGCCATGGTCTGGCATCTCAACCATGGCATTCATTAGATATCCGGGCAATTCAAAATGCCCAAACATGTACCTGCCTGTTAGTTTGGGTATGCGTTTATAATCATCTCCACACAGCCAGGGCGCAATAACTACATCTCCACTACTAAACCAATCGTTGCAAATTTCAACATTTGGGAGATGCCGGGCCCATTCCACACTTTGTATATCACGCTTGTCTCGATAGTATAGATCGTGATTACCGGGAATAAAATAAACCTTTTCAAAGTTGGCATTCATGTGTTCCAGGGCCCGCAGGCTGTAGTTTAATGTAACAATATTTAAACTTGCACGAGAATTATGCCAATCACCCAAGAACAAACAGGTTTCACACCCTTCTGACTTTGCTTTGGCAGTGGCCCACTTGACAAAGGCCAAACAGTCTTCGTTGTGTAACGTACTGTTTGATTTGAGTCCAAAATGTATGTCTGTGAAGACCGCGGCTTTGCGAAATAAGGTCATATAGAATGAGATTTGTACAGTAACTTATGTAATTGTACACTATTTGTTGGGAACTTGTCAAGCTCGTGACACTGAATTTCATACCCAAGGTTTCTCAATTGCCATTGAATCCAGGCCTCACTGGGCAACGTCAACTGTTCCCATGCTAAATTTTGATTGTTGATTACTGCTGTTATAATATTGTTACACAGCACATCATGATGCAGATATTTTTGATTTTTTAAATTTTGTTCATGAAATGGTAACAAATCTCGAATAGGGCGTACATACTCTAGGTCACAAAACACCCTTATTTTTTGTAAGATTTCTTCAAAATTATTCAGCAGTTCTCTAACAGTGATTATGCAACATTTAGGATTTTGCCAGCAATCGGGATGATACCATTCAACTTGATCATACCAGGCGGGCATAAGATAAAAGCTCAGAAACTCTCGACGAATCCAGTTGGGTATATGTTGTATTGCGGTACCGGGCACAGTCGGCCAATATTGATAAAGTTTTTTTGCATCAGTAAAATTCATAATCAACAAGTTATCGGACCACCAGTTGTTCCAAATTTTGGTAAAAAAATTGTTAATAGTTAACAATACAGAATCGCGATCGGGGTATATATAGATCATGTGTTGTGCGTTTGCACAAGTTTGATCTAATCTGTCAGATATTGAATGTTGCTGTTGGGTTTTAGGATGAAAACGTGCAAATTGACAATTTGAACTTAAAAATTCAAAAATCTCACTAAACTCAATCCACTTGCTTTTTAATTTATGGCTATTACCTACAGCAGTAAATGGTGAAATTAATTGATCAGTGCTAGTAAGACTAGTCAAACACCATTCAAGATAGGTACCGTATGTTCCCCCGGAGTATGCAATAGGTATGTTACTACTCAGTTTATGCATCTTCACGTTGTGTTTCTGCAGGATAGGTGGTAATAGTAACCGGTCCGGACAAGGCTTTCATCGAATGTTTGCCGGCATTTTGCCGAGTCCATGAGGGATTGAGACCGTTCATCTCCAAGATGTCATCACGAATGTTTTGACTTTTCTTTTCAATATTTAGGATACGAGTAAAGCTATTGGTAATAGCGGCAGTATAATACGCAAAAGGGTTCTGCGATTTTGATTCGTCGAATTGCAATCCAATTTGACTGAGCTGTAACAAGGCTTGGCCTCGCATTTCTTCGTTGTATGTGTATCCACGCCAATTACTCCTGGTAGCATATCTCTCGCATAATTTCATAAACATCATGGCCAATTTTCGAGTTATATCACCATGCTCACGGCAAAACTCGCCAGTAGCTAAATCTCCCCTCCAATGGCTACGTCCCACTATAAATGTTGTTTTATCATCGGCCAATCGATAGTGTTCAAACGGAGGAAAGTTCAACCTTACATAATTCATATTCAACACAGGTATATCTAAAATATCTGCCAATGGATCATCTTCGGACACATCATCAAGATCCAACATCTCTTCCAATTTGCTTAGTTTTTTAGCTTCGGCTTTGGTAATCTTCTTGGGTGCTTTGGGAATGTGATCCCAGCAGGTGATTCTAAACACAAGATCAGTGTTGGGGATTTTCTTTTGATCAACAATCTCGCCAGTTTCACGCTTGATACGGTCAGCACGGGTTTTACGTGCTTCTACTACAGTGCGCTGATTAATTTTATCTATGCTGGGCAAGATCAAATCATATTGATGATCCAACGCACGATCCTGATACCAGCAGTAGGTGTTTTTGCTGTGATGTATTTCTTTTAAAATATCTCTGTTGTTGAGATAATTGACCTTGGCTGCGGGTTTGGGTAATAAAGACATGTGATGTATGGTCTCCTAACAATCTACTTTAGTGTAGCATATTTACAACAAATGTCAACCTCTTTTTATAATATTTTTATAAACTACTCAGTTTTTATTACCGGTAAATAACATACAGGAACTCACAATGGCCACAACCAACAATCCATTAACCGCTGCTGCCAAAGCAATTGCTGCGGCGCAGGCAAAAGTTGCGTCAGCCCAAAAAGTACAACGCACTGCAACCAACAGTTATAAAGCTTCTGTCAATGCCCTGTCCACGGCACAAAAAGCAGTCAAAACTCTAACATCATTAAAGGGTGGCCTCACGCTGAAGAACGCACAAACTGCATTGGCGGCAGCACAGCGGGTGGTAGGAGCAGCACAGACCATAGTCAAGAGCACACAGATGGCGGTAAACACCACCACAAACACTGTGAAAAAACTAACTGGTCAAGGCGGTTCTGCTGGAAATCCAGCAATTGACAATGCAATAAGACAACGAAAACCATACACCGCACAAACCAATACTGGCACTGGACCTACCATGAGCAGTGGCCAAGGTCTGTTGAATATTCCGGGCGCCACGCAGATAGCAAGAAATCAGGCTGATCCTGAAGGCAATGTCAATGCAGCAAGACCTCAATCACGGCCAGAAGAATTCAGTTCAGATGCTGATCGACTGGGAGTATCATCCATTGAAAATACACCAGTTACTGCCGCGGTGGCTGATGCCAGCGGCGGCAGCAATGCAGTGGCCTCTAGTAACCCAATAGTTCAACCAGCAACTGGTACACAAGTCACTCAAGAAACCACCACAGTCAGTGGCGGCGGCACAACTTATGTGACTGCCGGTATCCCAAAAGCAAATGCTGCCAGTAATGCTGTGCAGCCAGCAATTGATGTTAAACAAGCCGAAATTGATCAATTTAACAAAGACAATCCCAGCAACTTTTCTAGAAAAAAACAAGGTCTGCCACCTTTAACACCTGAAGAGTCACAACAACGTCAAGAAAAACTTCTTGCACTGAACCAGGAAAAAAGCAGTCTAGTTGACAAACAAAACGATCTCAAGACTCCAGAGTCAACACCACCTGTAGTGGTGCCTAATACCACCACCACTACTTCTACCACAGTGACCAGCAAGGCTGCGGTTCAAGCGGAAGTTGACCCAGAAGATGATGAAAGTCTTGGCCAGCAAGTATCAGAACAGAGCCGCTTCAGAGTTCCTGAATTTGGTTCAGGGGGTCTTACTGATGTAGAACAAGTAGATCTAACAGCTGCCGCAGCAGGTGGTGGCAGCCAACGAATAGATCGACAAGAAGATGGGCCACAACCAGTTATAGCAGCGCCGGTTGTTGCCGATGTTGCCGCAGCAGGTGGTGGCAGCCAACGAATAGATCGACAAGAAGATGGGCCACAACCAGTAACTCGCAACCTAGTTGTCACCAATGCTGCCGAAGCAGGCACTGGCCAAAAACTAGATCGAGCAGAAGATGGGCCAGTTGCCAACAGCACCTCAGTTAATGGAGGCGCTGCCATAGCAGGTGGCGGCGGATCCAGCACTAGTACAGTATCAGGTACTTTTAAAATGGGCCAGCCGTCAGGTCCTATTACATTCAATGGCCAAGTGGTGAATCCTGGAGATCCAGACTATCCCGCAGCGTCTGCGGCATTGATTGAGTCTAGAAACAGATTACGGCCAAATCCACCAGTTGTCAAGAAAACCGTTGCTCCGGCCACAGCCGCAGCAGGCAGTGGTGAAAGAGATACTACAAATAACGAATTGGGTGGAGATGTTCCAGACCCAACGCCCATTATATCTCCAGCACCAGTTGGTGTGGTTGATACCAATGCTGGAGAACTTGGCGATCGGCCACCCATTATATCTCCGGCACCAGTTGGTGATCCTGAAGGTACAGCAAATATACAAGACCAAAATGCTGCTGCAAATGCTGAAGCAATACGCAATGCCGGAGAACTAGGCAATCGGCCAGTAGTTTCTGATCCAGCACCAGTTGGTGTGGTTGATACCAATGCCGGAGAACTTGGCGATCGGACGCCAAGAACTATTGATCAAGACCTCATACAAGGTCTTCGAGCCCGAACAGTACTGCAACCCACGCTACAAGCTCGTAACAAACAACCTGCCAGTGCAGACTGGCGTGTTCGACTGCAATTGGCACCGGGAGCAACATATCTTTACAATGCACCTGATGCAGATATTTTACAACCACTAGCAGCAACGGACGGAGTGATATTTCCCTACACCCCGTCAATCGAAACATCATATGATGCCAATTACGATAAATATGATCTAACACATTCTAACTTCCGTGGATATTTTTACAAAGGTAGTAAAGTAAACGACATCAATATTCGTGCAATATTCACTGCTCAGGATACCAGGGAAGCAGGATATATGTTGGCAGTGATACATTTCTTTAGGTCCGTGACCAAAATGTTCTATGGAGCCAATGATCCCTTGCGTGGTGCACCGCCACCACTGACATATTTAACCGGACTAGGACCATATCAATTCAACCAACATCCGTGTGTGGTACAAAGTTTTAATTACAGCCTGCCTAGCGAAGTTGACTATATAAGAACAGAAGCACCAAATAACAACGGCACAAACTTGGGTATTCGAAGAAGCCCCGGCGGCCGACAACCTCCGTCGACCACTCGACTAGGTGGTACTGAGACCAAACCGCCAGCAGGAGCTCAATTTAACCCTGGAGAAACTTCTGCCGCTGCTGCTGCTGCGATAGCACAGAACGTTAACAATTTATTACAAGCCACATATGTGCCAACAAAAATCGAAATCAGTCTGGTATTGTTGCCCATCAACACACGCAGCCAAGTCAGCCAACAGTTTAACATGCAAGGGTTTGCCAATGGCCGGTTACTTAGAGCAGGATTCTGGTAATGTCTAACTACGTTGCAACCAGCCCATACTATCAAACTGGATACAGTCAGTTTTTTCTTGATGTCATGGTCAATCGGCCCATACCCAAAGAATCTGACGATTTAGAATTTATTATCAACCAAACGTATCAGTACCGCCCAGACTTACTTGCGTTTGATTTGTATCAAGATTCAGCCCTTTGGTGGGTATTTTATCAACGCAATCCCAATACATTAACTGCACCCCCATTGGATTTTGCATCTGGTGTGACAATATTTTTACCAAAACTCAACACGCTGAAAGCCTCACTGGGATTCTGATAGATGGCAACTAACCCTAATACTCCTCCGCCAAAAAAAGTCACGCGATCTGGCCAGATAAAAAAAGACCCGCCAAAAACTCTGCCAACCAATGCTGTGCTAGCAAACGCACCGGCCCTGGCTCCTGCTGCTGCGCCAGCAAAAGCACCGGCCAATGATCGAAGAATGAATGATGTGGCTTCAACAGTCACAACTGGAGATTTTGCCCGCCGTGACCGAGAAGACTTTAAAAATCCACGTGCGCCAACCACTTCCACAGAAATCAACAATGGCTTCAACAAAACAGTCAAGATAACACCACAGCCCAACATACTTGATCAATATCCAAGCTATACTTATAATGTATCAGTTTATCTAACAAGTCCTGCACAATACCGACAACTGGTCGGACTGAAACAGCGCAACGTAAATGGCTACAATCTATTGTTTCAAAGTGGTGGCGCACCTACCAATATAGGAGGGCCGCAGGGTGCATTAGGTCCCGACGCCCCGTCGAATGATCGAAAACTAAATGATTTTAAAACAACACCCCAGACACCAACCGCCGATGCGCCAGACGCCGGCCGCAACCCATTTTTTCCCAACGATTTTTATATTGATAGTGTTACCATTGAAAATCAGTTTCCTGGCAAACAAACCAATGCAGCACACATGGTCACTGATATAAAATTTACAGTGATGGAGCCGGGCGGAATCACATTACTTGATAGACTGTATGAGGCGGTACAAGATTTTGCACCCCTTGACGCCACGGGTGCAGTGAACTATACCGCAGCACAATACCTCATGATTGTTCGATGGTATGGGTTTGACCTAAATGGAAATATGGTAAAACCAGGAGTCAGAGACGCTGCAGGGCTGAGCGACCCAACGGCCCTCGTCGAAAAATACATTCCATTCATTATCCAAAAAATCAATTGGCAAGTGAACAACAAACTGGTATCATATGATTTTGAATGTGCCCCAATAGGACAGCAAACTGGAGGTAGTACTGCTCGTGGCACCATACCCTATGACATTGAATTGACAGATTCTAATGTGGCAGGATTGTTAGACGGTCCTACCACGTATGGAGCAATTTTGCCCAACAACGCAGCAGCCGCGGCACCAGAAGCCAATGATCGAAGAAGGAATGATGTGGCTTCAAAAGTCACAACTGGAGATTTTGCCCGAGCTGACCGAGCCGCACAAGCCAAGGCCACAGCCGCACCAGCCAAGGCCACAGCCGCACCCACACCAAAAAAAACTATCAAGGCCGGGCTTATGGGTGCTATGAATAAATTTCAACAAGAATTGGTTGAAAAAGGAATTTATCAGTATGCAGATGAATACTCAATTGCATTTCCGCCAGGACTCCCGGGAGCACCAAACATTGGTGAGGGTAAAATTACCAAACCAGATGCTGTGGTAAACAAAAGTTCCACGGCCATGTCGACGACGGCTACCACCGATCCCAAAATGATAGATCCCGCTCGAACACGCACAGACAGGTCCACACGAAATTTTAGTATCACAGCAGGACAACAAATTTTACAAGCCATTGAATTGGCCATACGCAATAGCAGTTACATATACAATCAGGCTGCCATACAAAGATCAGAAGAAACACAGCCAGACCCTGCTAAAGAAGCAGCTGGCACCCAGGACGATAATCAAATAGACCAGGCACAACCAACAGAAACCAACATATGGTGGTATTTGATCAGTATGGAATGTATCCCCACCAAGTACGACGAAAAACGCAATGACTATGCCTACCAAATTAATTACAAAGTGACACCTTACCAAGTTCAAAATTTCAACAGTAAATATTACCCAATACCAAAATTCTTAGGCATACACAAAGAGTATAGATATTGGTTCACAGGAGAGAATATTGCGGTATTGGATTATCAGGCCACATTCAATTATCTTTATAATATGACAGTCAACGGCTCTGAACCTGGCAATAATAATTTGAGTAAACTGAGAAAAATACGGGCCAGCAGCATGCGAGAATTAACCAAATATGTTTATCAGGCAGCCAGTAGTGAAAGTTGGGCAGGAGCACAGGTCAATTCCAACGATATTGGGGCCAACGCTGCCGAATCATTGTATAGCCCGGGCGATCTTGCCAGAGGAAAAATAAAAATTATAGGAGACCCTGCCTGGATACAGCAAGGCAGTGTGTTCGGAGTGATTGGGCAACAAGTGGCCGGCGCAGCCGAAGGATTTTTACCTGACGGTACTATAAATTTTGATTCACAACAGGTCCTGTTTGCTATTGAATGGCAACGTCCACAAGACTACAATTTAAACACCGGCCTGGCTGACCCATACGACACAGGGGATACGCAAAGAAAACCAGTCAACAGTTATGTGTATCTAGCTACCAAGTGTGTTTCAGAATTCCGTCAAGGAAAATTTGAACAAACAATTGATGGAATATTGTATTATTATCCAACAGAAAATTTAAAAAATACAGTGGCCGGGGCGTCGGCAGCTGATGCCGATGCCGAAGCAGCCGCCAACGGTGAACGTACAACACCAAGTGAGAGACGATTGGCTGAATCTAACCGAGCGGCAGCATCACCATCCAGTACCACTCAACTGGCAACATCACGAGTTGCTAAACCACAAGCAGGCGCAGGCCGTGGTTTTGTAAATCCTCCTTTTGTAAGACCAGCTGCTACCAAGATTGTCCCGCCACTCCCGGCAGTACTCCCAAAACCTTCTAGTACTAGCAGAAACACATCTAGTACCGTGGGCAATTTGAAAAATAAGCCAGCCACTGATACCACTGGTCAACAGTTGCCTGTACCTGCTGTAACAAGTCCTACTAAATTAGCAGCAGGTCAGCAACCAGGTCAACGTTACATGGTCAACGATCGACCAGCAACCAAGGAGGAATACGACGCTGCACAAAAACGTATGAGCACAATGCAGATCAATCTCCAGAAGCTAAACCTTGGCGCCGTAAACCTTCCAGGATAACTCATGTCAGAAAATACTCAGAGAAGCCGCGGTCGTCCCGGCAATTATAAATTAAACCGCGGAGGAGTACCATCCGAAGGCGGACCCTTCTTGGGCACTGTGATGAACAATATTGATCCTGTGCGCAGCGGCCGATTGCAAGTGTTCTTGACCAATTTCAACGACGGTGACATGAACGATACCAGCAAATGGACCACAGTGGATTACCTTCCCAGTTTTTACGGTGCCACGCCAAAATCAGGAACCGGCGAAGGTGCCGGAACATATCCTGGCAATCGCAACAGCTACGGCATGTGGTTTACCACACCAGATGTTGGTGTGGATGTGGTGTGTATATTCATCAATGGCGATAGAGATCAAGGATACTACATTGGAGTGGTGCCCGAACAAGGTATCAATCATATGATACCGGCAATTGGCGCCGCTGCCAATTATGTCACGCAAAATATCAATCAACAAGCATATCTTGACAAGGCCACACAGGCTCCAGTGACTGAAATAAATGATTCAAATCTTGCGGTGTCAAACAATCCACGATTTTTTGATCAGCCAAAACCAGTACACAGTGTGCTGGCTGCCACAATGTTTCAACAAGGACTAATCAACGACACCGAACGTGGGCCAATTGGCAGCAGCAGTCAACGTGAATCCCCCAGTGCAGTGTTTGGCATAAGCACTCCAGGAATTGCAGTATATCAAGGTGGTGCCAGCCCCGGTGACATTCGTAGTAAAATCAACGACGGCAGTCTAAAACCAAAAGATGTGCAAATAATTGGACGCATGGGAGGACATACTCTGGTAATGGACGATGGCAATATTGATGGCAACAATGCATTATTTCGATTGCGCTCCGCCAAAGGCCATCAAATAACCATGAGTGATTCAGGAGACTTTTTTTACATCACGCATGCCAATGGGCAAACATGGTTGGAGTTTGGAGCACAAGGCACAGTTGATATATTCAGCACCAACTCAGTCAACCTTCGCACGCAAGGTGATATAAATCTTCAGGCGGATAGAGATATCAACATGCAAGCTGGTCGCAACATCAATATCAAATCTCTAGCAGATACTGTAATAGAATCTGGAGCAAATTTCACTACCACAGCACAAAAAACTCTGCAACTGTACAGTAAAACTGCTATCACAGTGCTGTCAGATGGCACGTTGGCCTTGGACAGTTCTACTGGCAGTTGGAACGGCGGTAGCACATTGATATTTTCTGCAGGCGGTATAGATCTCAATGGGCCACAAGCAAACTCAGTTGAACAACCACTGCCATTACTAACAACTAAATTTGACAGCACAGAATTTAATACCAGCACAGGATGGAAAGTCATTACCGATGGAATGGAAAGCATTGTGAGTCGTGCTCCTACTCACGAACCATATCCCTATCACAACAAAGGAGTAGATGTCAAAATCTCTCTTGAACAAGGCAAGCCGCCGCCACCTCCAGGCGCGGTGCCGGTGCCTCCGGGCGTCACCCTCACCGCGGTGTAATATGGCATCTTTTTCATTCAACATAGATCAATTCCGTAAACAGGCTGAGACAATTGAGGCAAATCTGTATGCCAGTACCCCTGACGAAAAATTAACATACACTGGCACAGATTCTGGGGTGTGGGACAGAGTAAATTCTGAACGGCAACGCAGAAATCTGCCAGGTCTAGCTGCCATTGGCAGCCCACGGCCGCCAGAGGACACTACCACTCCTGCTGCATCTGGCGGCGGCACAGACCAAGACGGCAATGCAAAGCAATTCATAGTAGATGGTCCGGCCACGCTGACTAGAGAACAAGCACAGGCCATATTTGAAAAGCAAGTTAACACTGGTGGGCTGGTTGGATTCAAACCAGGGGATGTGCTTAGTTCGCTCACTCAGGCTGCTGGTGGTCTAAAATCAGCACCGGCCATAGCAGTGACCAACAACCCACTGTCCACCATTGCACCAACTTCAAATATTCCTACTGGTATCAGTGGTATAACATCTTCAGTGGTAAAAATACCAGTTACCAATGGTATCAATCCGGCTGATTTTGTAAAAGCAATACCAGCAGTGGCAAGTATAGGCAAATTGACCCCAGATCAAGTGACTGGCAGTCTGGCTCAACTTAGTAAATTGGTAAATCAACCGTCACATGTGATGAGCAACACCAGCAGTATAGGAAATTTTGGAATGGACGCCACGCAGCTGGAAAATGCTGGATATGTCAAACCAGGCACAGCAGCCAAATATCTAGCCAGCGGGCAAAATGCCTTGACCAATGTGTTGGCCAGCCCGTCGGTATGGACTGGCAAGAATGGCATAAATCAAGTTGAAAACTTGCTGAACAATCCATCAGCACAGAGCAGTATTCAACAGGGATTGATGGCCAAAGGAGTCACACAACTCAACGGACTAGGACTGCCAGTAGACAAATTGCCATCACAATTGTTGAGTGGAGTGGCACTGAACTCCAGTCAAGATGTCACTGGCACATTGAACTGGGCTCAAGGCAAAATAGCACAACTGCCACAAGGCACAGCCACACAATACACGCAAACAGCCAAAGATTCTGCATTTGCAGTCAATCTAGTGAATGAAAAAATCAGTCAAGAATCTCTCAATCAACAACCGGTAAGCAACCCTACCAACACTGTGGATCGAGCCACATTGACTGCTGCGGTCAGCCGTGTGGTGGGCAATGAAAAAATACCAAAATTAAATTTTGGAGGCATCTCGTTTGACAGTGTGGCAGAGTTAGCATTTAAAAATCTCAGTCAACAGGCAGCAACTGCGGAAACAAAAACAAACAATATTTTCAATGAAAGTATAACTGTAGAAAATGCAGAAATTAGACAGGCCAAACTAAACGCATTGACAGCAGATATTACCAGGATTCAAACTGAATTTGGCAATCTAAAAATGATCAGCAGTGCACCGGCGTTTGTTACCAAAGTTGACCAGGCAATTGCCAATGCAACATTATTATTAGAATTAATTGCAACTGATATTGCAAATATTCAACGATACTTGGCATAATTTGTTGGTATAAATATCAGCATGGCAACATTCATCGGCTTCAACACCATCGATCAGTACAAAACTTTTACATTGACTGATTTTGATTTGATCAAACGTGATCTATTGAATGCATTTAACATACGGCAAGGACAGGTGCCCGGCCGACCACAAGTGGGTACTACAATTTGGGATTTTGTGTTTGAACCGCAGGTGATACAGACTCAGAATCAATTGCAGGCCGAAATACAACGAGTGGTGGCCGGAGATCCTAGACTGGTTGTGAGTGATGTACAGGCCTATCCACAGGAAAATGGAATTTTGATTCAAATAGCACTCACTGTAATCCCATCTCAAAATGCTGAACTATTGAGTATTTTCTTTGATCAGCAACAACGCAAAGCTTCATATCAATAAGTACGCTGTTTTTATTAACCATAAATACTTCTAATGACAACAGGGTTATATAATAATGGCAACAACCACTAGACAAACAGCAATCTTTGGTGTGGAGGATTGGAAGCAGATCTATCAAACGTATAGAGAAGCAGACTTTCAAAGTTATGATTTTGAAACGCTACGCAAGAGTTTTGTTGATTATCTACGATTGTACTATCCTGAGACATTCAATGATTATATAGAATCAAGTGAATTTATTGCCTTGCTCGATGTCATGGCGTTCATGGGACAAGCACTGGCATTCCGCACAGACTTAAACACCAGAGAAAATTATCTCGACACTGCTGAACGTAGAGATTCGGTAGTACGTTTGGCCAATCTAGTGAGCTATACTGCCAAACGCAACACCGCGGCTGAAGGCATGCTCAAGGTATTTGACGTGACCACAACCGAAAATGTGGTAGACTACAATGGTGTAAATTTATCCAACGTCACAGTAAACTGGGCAGATCCCACCAATCCAGACTGGCAAGAACAATTCACAGCCATTGTAAATGCTGCATTGGTAGACACTCAACGAGTTGGTCGTCCAGGAAACCGGCAAACTATTTTGGGTGTGCGGACTGATGAATATGCAGTGAATCTAGTTCCTGGATTTTTACCAGTAATTCCTTATACAGCCACCATTGACGGTGTGAACATGCCGTTTGAAGCAGTAACTGCTACCAGTATAGGTAGAGATTACGTGTACGAACCCAGTCCAGTACCTAGCACAGCATTTAACGTGTTGTTTCGCAGTGATCAGTTGGGGTTTAGTTCTGCAAACACAGGCTATTTCTTTTTGTTCAAACAAGGCATACTGACCAATACTGATTTTAATTTAGCCGAACGCATTAGCAATCGCACAGTGAACATCAATGTTGACGGTGTAAACAACACAGATAGATGGGTGTTTCAGTTGGATAACCTGGGCAACATCAATCGTGAATGGACATATGTGGAAAGCGTGTATGCCGCAGCGGCTGAACAAACAGTGGCTCTGCGACCTATTTACAGCACTACCAGCAGAAGTAATGATCAAATAACATTGGTATTTGGTGACGGAGTGTTTTCTGAAATCCCAACAGGCATTTTTAGATGTTACACTCGTGCATCAAATGGTCTTCAGTATATTATCAATCCAGCAGACATGCAAAACGTGGCCATTCCAATCAGTTATACTGACCGCAATGGTAATCTTCAAACCATTACGTTCACATGTGGTATTACTCAACCAGTAACCAATTCACAAGCACGTGAGTCAATTGATGCAATCAAACAACGTGCGCCAGCTCGTTATTACACACAAAATCGCATGGTCAACGGCGAAGACTATAATTTGTTTCCGTATACTGAATACAATTCTATTGTGAAATCAAAGGCATTGAATCGCAGTTCAATTGGTACCAGTAGATACCTTGATCTAGTTGACAACACCGGCAAGTACAGTTCAACCAACACATTCAGTAGTGATGGTGCTGTGTGGGAACAAAATATCCTTCCAACTGAGTTATTCACCTACATCAATCGCAATGATATTGCAGACTTTGTGACCAACACTGCACAACCGCAGTTGGATCAAGCCACAATGAAGCAGTTTTATTATGCAAATTTTCCCAGAGTGACCATAAACACTGGTACCACTGCTCTCAGCACCTGGAATCAAAGCACAACTCTAGCCAACGAAACCACAGGCTATTTTAGAAATGCAATAGTCTCGGCCACCTGGCCCAATGGAACACCAATACCAGTTGGAACCAGCACCACTAGCAATTTTAAATATGTACAAGTGGGAAGTTTAATACAGTTTGTTGCGCCCACAATAAATGGTGTCACATACTATTTTGACCGTAATAACAAATTGCAACCCGGAACTCCCAGCAAACCTGACGAACGCACAGAGATTTGGGCGTCGGCACAGGCCATCATAGGTGATGGCTACAATGGCGGTGTTGGTAATTTGTTGTCAGGGTCAGGACCAATTACCATCAACAATTTTGTGCCCACTGGTGCAGTGGTACAAGAAATTATACCATTGTTTGTTACAGATTTGCCAACAATTTTAGAACAACAGATAGCCGAACAAATGCTATTGTTTCGCAATTTTGGATTGGGGTATGACAGTTTAGGAACAATCACCGGCACCATTGGCAATTGGTACTTGATTACCAGTACCAATCTTGACACATCAGCTGCCTGGAGTCAAACAACACCAGGTGCTGCCGGTAATACCAGTGGTATAAATTCTGATGCCAGTTGGCTGGCACAATTTGTGGTGCAAAATCAAAACTACACTGTGACTTTTCGCGGACTTGCCTACTACTTTGGTAGTGTGTTGCAAACAAGATTTTTCTTTTACGATGATCAATTGGTATACGACAGTCGCACCGGCACAGTGATCAAAGACTTTATCAATGTGTTGGCCATGAACACCAAACCCAATAGTACGTTGCCATTGGAAGGTGATGTGTATATGAATATTATTGGTCAGCCGGTGGAGTCTGACGGATACGTGGATGACTTTCAAGTGTTGGTCAGCTATCGAGATGCTGACAACGATGGGGTACCAGACGATCCAGATTTCTTTGATACCATTGTGGGAACAACCTCCACATCTGGTCCATTTGTATTTTTCCAACAAACAGTGGATTTTGACAATCTACAAAGATATCTGCTGGTAGAACAAGACGTGGTCAACTATGACTATGCTACCATTGATGATCTTGAATTGGTAAAAAGTGAATGGTCACCGGGACAGGTGTTTTATACCTACAACGATGATGCATTTTATTTGCTCAGTGTCAGTATTACCGGAGCAAGAACTTTGGTTGAACAAACAGGATGGATTGCTCAATCTGGTCGTCAACAGTTGTATTTTCAATATCGACATAATTCTCCGTTGACCAATCGAATTGATCCAGGCACCACAAATATCATTGATTTGTATGTGGTCACACTGAGTTATTATACTGCCTATCAAAATTGGATACGAGACACCACCGGCACGGTGATACAACCTGATACACCAACCATTGACGAATTATCAACAGCGTATCAAGGGTTACAAGATTATAAAATGATTTCAGACAACATTGTGTTGAATTCTGTAAATTTTAAACCGTTGTTTGGGGCAAAAGCCGCACAACAATTGAAAGCAACCATCAAGGTAATCAAGGCGCAAAATTCCACAGCCAGCACTAGCGAAATCAAAAGCAGTGTGGTAACCGAAATGAACAGTTATTTTTCCATTGACAAATGGAATTTTGGCGATACATTTTATTTTTCAGAGTTGGCAGCATATCTACACCGCCAACTGGGAACCATTATAAGTTCAGTGGTGTTGGTGCCATTGGATACCCAGAAGAGTTTTGGAGACCTTTATGAAATCAGGTCTCAACCCAATGAAATTTTTGTCAACGCAGCTGATATAACTAACATTGATGTAATAGACGCATTGACCAGTACCAATCTACGAACAGCACCGGGCAGCGGAGTTATCTAATGGCAAAAATACGCAGCGTAGATTTTTTACCTGAAATTTTTCAGACTGACGTCAACAAGCAGTTCCTAGCAGCCACTCTGGACCAGTTGATTCAAGAACCCAAGTTTAAAAAGACTCAAGGATTTATTGGACGCACAGTTGGCCCTGGAGTTAATCCCAACGACAAATACGTGATTGAGCCAACTGTGGCTCGCACTGTTTATCAGCTGGAACCAGGCATTATCAGTCTCAAACCAGATACCAACATTGTTGACGATGCAATCACTTATCCCGGTTTACTAGATAGTATTGATTATCAAGGTGGCGACAGTACCAGACCTGATAGACTATTTTCCAGCGAATATTATACTTGGGATCCGTTTGTCAATTGGGATGCCTTTATCAATTTCAGTCAATATTTTTGGTTGCCAAATGGTCCGGATGCAGTGGAGGTAAACGCCACCGGTGTGCCATTAACCAATGAGTTTGTAGTTGATCGTGCCAATGGTGTTTACACCATGTCTGACTTGCAAGGAAATAACCCCACAGTAGAGTTAGTGCGTGGTGGCAACTATACTTTTCAAGTGGCACAGAATGACAAAGAAACTGTAAATTATCGAGTTACCAATCAAGGAACCACTGCGTATGTAATTGATTTTGCCAACAACCCCACGTTGACGTTGACTCGAGGTAATACATATGTGTTTAATCTCAATCTCACTGGAGTTTATCCTTTTTACATCAAAACATTGCCCACCACTGGATTGACCAACATCTATAGTTCGGGCGTGACCAATAATGGTGCTGCCACTGGCTTAATAACGTTTGTTGTGCCGCAAGATGCTCCCGATATTTTGTACTATGCAGCGTCTACACAATCAAACATGCAAGGACAAATCATTGTGATAGATGGTACTCCTGGCACAGGGCCAGGATTTTGGATTCAGGCTGCTCCTGGAATTTCCGGAACCTTACCAGCCACACCCAACATCAGCTCGCGTGATGTGTATGGAGTTACCAACAACGGCGAAGATCTTGGCACAGTCGAGTTCAATGTGCCAGTTAAAACTGCACAAGATTTTTATTATCAATTGCCCAGCGTTAGCGGAGTTGATCTAGTTACTGATTTAAAATTCAACCAGATTAACAATATTCAAGTGTCTACTTTCTTAAACACTTACGGAGGCATAGACGGAATAACGGCGCTTGACGGAAGAACATTGATATTTAATTTGCCAGCCGATGACACCGAGTCCGGCGGCTGGTTGAGAACCACATATTTTGATCCGCTGACAGCTGCCACTGCCAATAACGATTTGCCAGGCAGTTATGACAGTTTGATTTTTGATCAAGTATCAGTAATACCACCCACTGACTGGTATGATGTGTGGAGAATTTCTTATATCAACAGCAACGGATTTGAATACATCCGGTTGAACAAGATAACTGTGATTGCAGAATTAACAAAGTTTTCTATTCTATACGGCAATACATACGCCAGTACCGGATGGTTTAAAAATGCAACAGGAATATTGGAACAAATTCCATTGTTGACCGCAGCACAAGATACATTGTATTATCAAGACGGAACCGATCCAGAGATATTTGGCCGAATCAGATTGATTGAACAAACCCAAAGTTCTACATTATACATTGAAGAAATATTGGGCAAAGAAAATTACACCAGCCCCAATGGAGTGGCCTTCTCTAATGGGCTAAAAGTTAAATTTGTAGGTGATATATCTCCCTCTAGTTACGACAACCAAGAATATTATATCAATGGGGTAGGCGCTGCTATTGAATTACTTCCAGTAACAAATTTTGTAACTCCTGAAACATATGTGGTCAACAATAATGACAGCAGTTTGCCCATTCCCGAAGACTCTGACTACTTGACTATCAGTCGTGCCAGCCCTGACCTTAACGCCTGGACACGCAGTAACCGGTGGTTTCATATTGATGTTATCAATGCCACAGCTGAATATAACAACATTCAAGTTACTGTTGACAATATCTATCGAGCAAAACGTCCTATCATTGAATTTCGTGCCGGGCTACGATTGTATAATATGGGTACCCAAGGTAAACAACCGGTCAACGTGATTGATTTTGAAGAGACTGATGCATTTAGCAATGTAGAAGGAAGTACCAGTTATTCAGTTGATGGGTATGAATTAGTCAACGGCAGTCGAGTTATTTTTGCAGCCGACGAAGACGCAAATGTTCGTAACAAAATTTGGTCAGTTGCCTTTGTCGTGCCAGACTCAATACCTCCATTGATTGCACAACCAATCATCAATTTAACACTGGCACAAGATGGTGATGTATTATATGATCAAAGCACTGTGTGTCTTGACGGCAGTGACCTAGTGGGATTGACATTTTGGTATGACGGAATTGACTGGACCCAAGCACAACTCAAAACAAAAATACAACAAGCACCGTTGTTCAATGTGTATAACTCAGACGAAGTGAGTTTTGGTAATGCTGTTACATATCCGTCGAGTACATTTGTTGGCAGCAAGTTGTTTTCATATGCACAAGGCACCACTGGCATACTAGATACTGTATTGCAATTTCCGTTGCAATATCTCAATCTAAATAATGTTGGCGATATTGTGTTTGAAAATAACATGTATAAAGATACATTTTTGTATGTGCGTGACAATGTCAGCACGTCAGAAAACATAAGTTCAGGATTTGCAAGAGAATACACAACCAGAACAATCTACAATCAACAGTTGGGATGGAATACTGCTGCAACAGCATCACAGATTCGACAACAGTTTAAATTCATATATGATGGCCAGCCATTAAAACTGGACATACAATCGCAAAGTGATGGTATTGTACCAGCAGTCAAAATATATGTTGGCAGCAAGTTTAAAGACCCAGGCACCTATGTTGTACAAACTGGATCAGACACTACCACAATCACGCTGGACAACACCTATGCTCTAGATGACATAATTGAAGTGTTGGCGCTGAGTGATCAAACCAGTCAGGTGGCATTTTATCAAGTGCCTATCAATTTAGAAAATAATCCACTGAATGGCAATTCTGAACAGTTCACGTTGGGTACCATTCGCACACATTACGAAAGTATATGCGAAAATTTAATCTTGCTGAATGGGCCAATAAATGGTTCTAACAACACTAGAGATCTTGGAAATATTGGACCATACGGGCTGATTATTTTACAACAAAGTGCGCCATTAACCTTGGCAGGATACTTCAATCGCAGCAAAGACTATAATATCTTTGCCAGCTTGCAATACAATGCAAGAGAATATCAAAAGTTTAAAAATTTAATGTTGAACGAAATTACCACATTAAGTTTGCAAAACTACGAAACCCCAGCAGAAATTTTAACACTGGCAACTACTAATATAACCAGCGGACGGACCGAGACCAATCCATTCTATTGGTCAGATATGCTGCCCTCCGGATCAGTTTACACTCAAACCCAGTATACAGTGAGTTTGATCACCACCAATGTGTTTGACACTGTGCAAACATATAACTATACTTCTGCCAACTATCTTGGACTACTGGTATACAAAGGACAAGTGCTACTGACTCGAGGAGTTGACTATGTGGTGGCAACAGATGGTCCACGTATCACAATATCCACAGCATTAGCAGTGGGGGATGTCATTACTATCCAGGAATTTTCCGCCACCTATGGTAATTTTGTTCCCAACACTCCAACTAAATTGGGATTGTATCCGTCCTTCTTGCCAGAGATTCGATTGATAAAAACTACCACGGGGCAGTCTGAGGTTATTGTAGGGCACGATGGTAGCCAAACTCCAGTGTTTGGCGATGTGAGAGATCAAGTGCTGCTGGAATTTGAAACAAGAATTTATAACAATATAAAATTAGATGGCAATCCTGTGCCAATCAACGTGACCGACGTTATTCCGGGACAGTTTCGTGACACTGGATATACCTCGGCAGAAGTCAATGCTATTTTAAACACAGATTTTTTAAGTTATGTTGGGTGGAACAAATTAGATTTCAACACACAAAGTTACAAAGCAAACAATGAATTCTCTTGGAATTACAGCGGAAGTCAAAATAAATTAACAGCAACACAAAATTTGTTAGGTGCCTGGCGCGGCATCTATAGATACTTTTATGACACACAAGATCCAGCAGCCACCCCTTGGGAAATGTTAGGATTTGCAATTGAACCTACTTGGTGGCAAACGGTATATGGAGCAACACCGTATACCAGCGATAACCTTGTGCTTTGGGATGATCTAGAAGCAGGAATTGTAGCAGATCCGGCTGGCAGTTATGTACTACCAGCATATGTTCGACCAGGATTGAGTCAAGTGATTCCTGTGGACTCACAAGGCAATTTACTAAGCCCGTTCAACTGTGTGGTCGGCAATTACAATGACACTACTTTTCAGAAAAGTTGGTCCGTAGGAGATGGCAGCCCAGTTGAGTCATCCTGGTGGAATAGCAGTGCATATCCGTTTGCAGTCATGAGATTGTTGGCGCTGACTGTGCCGGCTAAATTTTACACATTGTTTGCAGACCGAGACTTGTATCGTTATCAATCAGAATTTGGGCAATACTTGTACAACGATCGCTATCGATTGGATGCCAATGGTATTGAAGTGTATGGCAATGGCACAAGCAAGGCCAGTTATGTTGATTGGATTGTGGATTACAACCGAGTTTCGGGGCTTGATAGCACTCAAAATCTCACTGCTGCCCTGTCCAGCATTGATGTGAGATTATGCTATCGGTTGGCATCTTTTTCTGACAAACAATATATCAAACTTTATACTGAAAAGTCCAGCCCTAACAGTGTGAACTCCACGTTGCAAATTCCTGACGAAAGTTATGATCTACTGTTGTATAAAAATCAACCGTTTGATCGAGTAATTTACAGCTCAGTGGTGATACAGCAAGTGCAAGGCGGCTATACAGTATATGGATATTCAACCACCCAACCTTATTTTAATATATTAGTAAGTCAGTTGACTGGCCGACTAAAACCATACACAGTGGGAGACGTTACTATTCGGGTACCCACTGTCTACACTCAAAACGTGGCCACTGTACCGTATGGATACGTGTTTACCAATCAAACCAGTGTGGCAGATTTTTTATTGAGTTATGGACAACTGTTGAGTCAACAAGGGCTGGAATTTACTGATCGTGTGAATGGATATCAACTGGACTGGAATCAGATGGTTGGTGAATTTCTATATTGGAGTCAACAAGGGTGGGGTATAAATTCATTGATCAATTTGAATCCACTGGCTGGGGCATTGACCATAACCAAAACCGGGGCTGTGGTAGACAGTGTGGTTGCACAAACAAGCGAAAATGTTTTGCTAGATCAAAACAAAAAAGAGTTGTCAACTCGCAATATCAATATTGTTCGTCTTGATAATACCATGGTTTTACAACCACTGACTGATCAAAGTTTAAGTTTTGCTGATTTGCGATTTACAAATTTTGAACACATGATTGTGTTGAACAATAAAAGTGTGTTTGGCGATTTGATATATCAACCTATTACCGGGGCTCGGCAAAGCAGATTGTCATTTACAGGAACCACAACCACTGAGTGGAATGGCACTGTGGATGCCCAAGGTTTTATTCTCAATCAAGACAATGTTGAAGAATGGACTGGCCTTAAAAAATATACCAAAGGACAGATTGTCAAATATAAAAATCAATATTGGTCGGCGCTGACAATTGTCAACCCAGCAACAAAATTTGATTTCAATCAATGGGTCAAGAGCGATTACTCACAGATTGAGTTGGGGTTGTTGCCTAATATTGCCAACAAAGCCAATCAATTGCAAAACTCATACAGTGTTAACACTGCCAATTTGGAAAACGACAACGACATATTAAGTTATGGGCTGATTGGATTTAGGCCACGCGAATACATGGCAGCATTAAACCTTGACGATGTGAGTCAGGTAAATGTGTATTCACAATTCCTGGGGAGCAAAGGCACAATTTTATCTGCAGAACTACTGAGTCAGGCCAATCTAGGCAAAGAATCTGCTGACTATGACATTTATGAAAACTGGGCAGTACAACGTGCAGTATATGGGGCAAATGCCAATCGCAGTTTTGTTGAATTGAGATTAGATCGTGCTTTGCTAAGTTCTAACCCCAGCTTGGTTCAAGTGATACAGCCATTGCAAACAAGTCAAGCAGATCAACCCATTTTGCTGTCAGATGTTTGGAGACAAAGCTATAAATTGTCGTCCACACAATTCTTACCTACCACACTGACACAGGTAACTGATATTGCATTGCCCACAGCCGGCTATGTAAATTTGGAAGATGCAGATATCACAACATTTGACTTGGGTGCTCGCAGTACCATTGCTGCCAATTTGAATGCAGTACAAGTTGGAGCCACTGTGTGGGTGGCAAAGGTCAACAACTATGATTGGGATATCTATCGTTGTGTCAGTATACCGGGGTTTATCGACCATATCTGTGACAATCTTGACGGCACAAGTATTGTGAACTTTACCAAACCACACAACTTGACTGTGGGACAACGATTGATAATCAAACAATTCAGCATGAATGTTGATGGAATATATCGTGTGTTGACCATTGACACTGTGAATCGAATTACCATAGCGTATTCGTTTGTGGCCGGACAACAGACTGTGGTCACCGGAACAGGTATTGGATTTATTCTGCAAACGCAACGAGTGTCGCAGGCCAGTAATATTGTAGATCTTCCTTATACCAATGACATACAAACTGGTGCTAGAGTATGGGTAGACAATGCCGGCGACGGCTTGTGGACAGTTTTAGAAAAACAAAATCAGTTCACTGATGTGATTGAGCTGGCCCCTGAACTATTGGATGCCACTGAACAATACGGTCAAAGTGTCACCCAGGCCAGAAACCGATTTGCTGCCTTGGTTGGCAGTCCACGATACGGATTCCCCACAGGCTCAGAAAAAGGTGGCGTGTATGTTTATGTTAAAAATTATGCTGATCAGTATGCACCAGTAAGTCCAATTGTTGGGGATGCTGTGTTGACATTAGATATCAGCGGTGTTCGCGGATATGGTAATGCTGTGGATTTTGGCAATCAATCCTGGGCTGCTGCCGGAGCCAGTAAAAGTTTAGGTCCCGCAGGTGAATCTGATGTTGGATATGCCGCAGTTATCTTTAGAGACCCGGTGTTGGGAGCACCAGGATCAATTCCTTATGTACAATGGCAGTTGTTGGTGCCGCCGGAACTGCCTAACACTGTGGTGGCAGGTGAATTTGGATACAGTGTGGCGGTCAGCAGTGACGAACGATGGATGTACATTGGAGCCCCGGGTGCAAACAAAGTATATGCGTATGGACAAGTGGATTGGCAAAATCAATATGTCCGAGCAGCCGGCGACGGCATCACAACAACATACAACATAGCCGACACTATACAAATTGGTCAGGCCACCCAACTGAATGTTACTATAGACGGAGCCAGTCAACTAATAAATGTTGACTACACTGTGGCTGGTGATTTATCGTTGGTGACATTTACCACGGCGCCAACAGCAGCAGCCGTGATTAATATTGCTAGAATTAGCAAGAAGAATATTGATGCTAATTATTATTATAGTGTAACTCAAACAACCACTTCAGGCAGTGGCAGCGGTGCTGAATTTACCATCTATAGACAACGTAACGAAGTTGGCCAACCAGGAGCCACTTATGGTGAAGTTGGAGTGACTTCTGGCGGCAGTGGATATGTTGTGACAGACACCATAACATTTGCATCTAGTAAATTTGGGGGTACTGCCAATTTAGTACTCACCGTGGCCAGCATTGGCCCTGGCGGAGCAGTAGTGACATTTACTATTGCGTACTCTCCAGCTGGTCTAACATCAACCTTTTCGTTGAATGAATATTTCTTCACTGCCACAGACATCTACTCATTCTCAGTGTATGTGGATGGGGTGTTATATCGTCCAATATTAGATTATGATTTTGATGCTGACTCCAGCTCAATAGCTGATCTTGACCTGACATTTGTTCTGCCTGATGGTACAACTCCTATAAATGCCACCACTTATCCAGCGGCAGGCACACTGATCACAATTCAAGCCAAGGCCTATTACGAATATGTTGACACATTAACTGTGTCTGGACTGGCAGTGGATGCACGATTTGGACATAGCATAACAACAACAACTGATGGACGCCAAGTACTAATTGGGTGCAAAGACGAAGATATTGATACTAATGTGGATGCCGGTAGTGTGTATGTGTTTGATAGAAATGTTCAACGATTTATATACGGATCAGACCCAATCTCCACTACATTTACTGTGCTAGGAACTGTTGCCGACCCAGTTAGTGTTATTGTGAACAATGTATTTTTGATCAATCAAACCAATGCAGTGATTGATGCCCCAGACAGTTTTACAGTGAGCGGTAATGATGTCACAATTAATTCAGATTTACAAGTGGGTGACGTGATAGAGATTGAAACCAATCAATTCTCGCAGATGCAACAAATTAACAAAGATACAGTGACAGAATTTACTAACTTTGGCCAGTCGGTTGACATATGTGTTTACAATTGCAGTTTGTATGTTGGCGCCCCACAGGATAGCACAGATGGATGGAAGTCAGGATCAGTGCAACGCAGCGTGAATCAAAGCAGAGTATATGGCATCATTACCAGCACCGTGGTTGACCCTGTGTTGGATAACGGTGATACAATCCGAGTAAACAATATTGATGTTGCTGTGCCTGTTGCTCCCAATCAAAATATAACTGGGTTAGCTGCTGCAATAAATGCCACTGTGCCAAATGTCACAGCCACCGTAAGTGCGGGCCTATTGACCATTAGAGTGACAAATTTTGATTCAGCTGCGCCGGGTAACAAACTACAAGTTGCACCAGGCAGTATTGGCACAACATTTGAAGATCTAGGGTTTGATACATTTGTATATACTCAAAGTATATACAGTCCGTATCCTGTGGATTTTGCTGGGTTTGGATCAAGTATTAGTATCAATGACACTGCTGATAATTTGGTTGTTGGTGCACCACGCGGCACACTGTATTCAGTTACTGAGTTTGATGACGACACCACATTCTTTGATGACAAGAGCACAATATTTTTCTCTATTGTCACGCAGAGTGGGGCAGTTTACACATATGATTATTTGCACAGTGCCGACGAAAGTGTCAGCAATCCAGGTATGTTTGCATTTGGGTTGCAAATATACGACACAAACATATATCCCTATGACACATATGGCACAGCAGTAAGTTATGTGGATGGAGTGCTAATGGTGGGTGCACCGGGCAATGACGCAACTGCCGATGACAGTTCGGGATCCAATTATGGTCGTGTGTTTGTGTCTGAGAATCCCACAAGAACGCCAGCCTGGGTGCCAATTAGAGTTCAACAACCGGTGGTTGACATTAGATTGTTGAATTCTGTGTTTATGTATGATCGATTGACCTCCGCAAGAACTGAGCAATTTGATTTCTTTGATCCATTGCAAGGAAAAATATTAGGGGCTGCCAGACAAAATATTGATTATATCAGTGGCATTGATCCAGCAGCATACAATGTGGGATCAAACAGCAGCACTGGTAATAGATGGACTGCCGAACATGTGGGAGAAATATGGTGGAACATCGGCATGGTGCGATTCATTGATCCCAATCAAGATGATATTGTGTATGCCAGTCGCCGATGGGGGCAAGTGTTTCCGGGCAGTTCAATTGACATGTATCAATGGACACAATCATCTGTGCCGCCAGGCCTGTATACTGGTCCAGGTACTCCGCAGAACATATTGTCATACACAGTGAATTCTCAATTGGGAATTGACGGAGTGTTTAATACATATTATTATTTCTGGGTGCGAGGACTGCTCACGGTATCTAGCAAGCAAGGAAAAACACTGGCCGCACAAACAGTGGCCAACTATATTGAAAATCCCAAAGCTTCGGGTATACCATATATTGCACCGGTCAACGCCAGTACAGTTGCAATATACAATGCTACTGATGTAATTCAAGCATCAGATACTATTATTAATATTGAATTTGATCGAGAATATACTGACAGCAATGTTCATGTGGAATACGAACTAATTGCACAAGACAAAGCAGACGGATTTTTAAGCAACAATCTCTATCGCAAGTTGCAAGACAGTCTGTGCGGCATTGACACTGCTGGTAATATTGTGCCAGATCCAAACTTAAATCCAGCAGAACGTTATGGGGTGCAGTTCCGCCCAAGACAAAGTATGTTTGTGGATCGATATGAAGCATTGAAAAATTATATCACTCGTGCAAATACTGTATTTGCCCGGTATCCAATGGCAGAAAACAAGAATTTTGCCTTGTTAAACAGCAGTGAATTAGAACCATCATCGTCCACTGGCTCGCAGGTCAATTGGAATTTGCGAGTGGCAAATTTAGAAATCCTGGGATTCCAAAACATTGATATTGTGCCACTTGGCTACAAATATCTGGTAGCCAGTGACAGCCTCAACAACGGGTTATGGACCATCTATGTGGTTCAATACGGCCAAGGTGTGTTGTCTGCGGTGAGAGAATTGGCATTGATTCAAGTACAAAACTACGATACCAAGAGATATTGGAGTTACGTCAATTGGTACTTGCCTGGGTACAATTCCAGCACTGCTGTGATTGCGGAAGTTCCTAACTACAGTGCATTGGCCACGTTGTCGCTGGCTGTGGGATCAAGTGTGCGAGTCACTGCCAATGCTCAAGGCAAATTTGAAATTTATTTGCTCACTGATATAAGATGGGAACGAGTTGGCTTAGAAAGTGGTACCATTGAACTTTCTGCAGAACTATATAACTATTCTCTAGGACGATTTGGGTTTGATGTTGAAGTATTCGATGCACAATACTTTGATCAAGAACCTGTGATTGAAACACGAAAAATTATTCAAGCCATTAACGAAGAATTGTTCGTGGGAGAATTATTAATTGAACGCAACAAATCATTAATGTTGATGTTTAATTTTGTATTGAGTGAGTTTTCGGCTCCAGAATGGTTGGTCAAAACTTCATTGATTGATGTTGATCACCGAATTCGTAATCTAGAACCGTTCCAAAATTATCGACAGGACAATCAAGAATTTGTGTTGGATTATATTAAAGAAGTAAAACCATATCATGTGCAGATACGTGAATTTAACTTGTTGTACAACGGGCAAGATTCATATGCTGGTGATATGAGTGACTTTGATGTACCTGCATACTACAATACCAATTTGGTCGTACCGCAATATACCAGCCCAATTTTAAATATTGACGACACAACTGATCCTCGGTATCAACAGCCATATTTGCATGCCACAGCACAGCAAGATAATATTTCCAGTGACACCTCGCCCAACAGCCTGGTATGGCAAGCATGGCCATACAGTCAATGGTATAACAACTACCTGCTGACTTTGCAGAGTATTCGGGTTGTCAATGCTGGATCAGGATATACAGAAGCGCCTACTGTGACCATTGTGGGTGATGCTGAAACCCCAGCCACAGCCACAGCATTTTTAAATAGCCAAGGACAACTGTCGTTTATCACTGTGATCGATGCTGGATCAGGATATTATGCCACTCCCACCGTGGAGTTCAGTGGTGGTAACGGATCAGCAGCTCAAGCATATGCTGTGATGGGCAATGATCTTGTGCGCAGTTTCAAAACAGTTATCAAGTACGATAGATATCAATATCAAACCAATATTCAATCGTGGAGTGCCGACGGTACTTACCAGGACGGCATGCGTGTGAGATATGACAATCGAGTATGGCAAGCAACCAGTTCAGACTCTACCGCAGTGATTGGACCAACATTTGACTTGGAAGATTGGGTGTTGGTGCCAGCCGGTGAATTGAGTGGTGTTGATCGTACCATGGGTTATTATACACCGGGCGTGAATGAACCAGGCCTGGATTTGCCATTGTTGATTGATGGAATCGGCTATCCTGGAGTTCAAGTGTGGGGAGAATATTTTCTTGGAAATGGCCCAGACGTTGTTGAATTTCAGTGTACCAATACCAGCAGCACTAACAATCAAATCACTTGCACAAACACCCTGGGATTGCAAGCAAATTCACCTGTGAGATTTTCTGGAACTGTGATTGGCGGCATTGTGCAGTCAACTGATTATTTTATAAAAACCGTGGTGGATCAAACACAGTTTACCATATCAACTGAGATTGGTGGATTTGATCTGGTACTGACCACTGCCAGTGGATCCATGCAAGCAATTTCTTTGCCACCCATAGATGCCACCTATGCCAGCAGTTTTGCCGATGTGTATCTTGGCACCCGCTACAGTGATATCAACATAGACGGTGGTGAATTTATAGGGACTTACGAAGGACATGCTCCGGAAGAATTGATAAATGGCGCAGAATTTGACACTCTTGACATGCGAGTGTACACACGCCCAGGGTCAGACTGGTCGTTGTTTGATAACACTGCCGGATATGATGGACACGGATTTCAAATAACAAGCAACAGATACACTTATTCCATACTGTTTCCTCTGTTGTCTTGGGCCGGGTTAGTTGAAAATCCTGTGCAAATCCAAGTGAGTGATGTGTCTACCGGATTGTCATTGGCAGTTGATGTGGATTACACTGTTGATTGGGTTGCTCGTACTGTTAGTATAGTTGACTCTGGGCGTGATGGTCATGTTATAAACATCTCAGTGTACGAAGTTGGCGGCGGCAGCCAATTGTATCGGCAAAATTACATTGGTAATGATGTAGGCAATATATTGATTGTACCTGTGTCATCCGTTGAGATTTACGATCCAGTGCTATTTGTCAACGGAGTTTATACTGAGATTGACAGCTGGGAAGCATACTATCCCGCAGACCAATGGAATCAATTGGTTGCATATACCAAATTGACAGTGGTGTATACCACTGGACCTGTGAGTTATTATCGTGCATTACAAAATGTAATTGCTGGTATAGCAATCACAAACACAGATTATTGGCAAGCATTTGTACCAACCACATTAAGCAAGATATCACTTGCTGCTACCTATATCAGCACCGATGCGTTGAACTTGACAGTGTTGGGGTTTACAACACCCATACAATATTCATGGAGTACTCCGCAAACTGAAAACTTTGTGGTAACTCCAACTATCAATGTTAGTAAAACAGTTACTCTTGCCAACTCATTATCGGGTACCAATATTCCCAATTTAGTTGTGACTCTAGATGGAATTAGATTACGGCCATATGAAGGTATTGAATGGACAGGCGACGGCACAACCGTTAGTTTTGGATTGCCACAACGTGGTGGATACCAACAAAGTCAAATCAATGCTGCAACTGACGTAACAGTGTATATTGACACTGTATTGCAAACTCCTGGAGTTGCATACGGGGTAACCAATTGGGACGGAAGCAACACACCAGGGCGACAAGTTGTGTTTGTAACCGCACCAGCCATTGGCGCACAAATTTTAATTTCAGTTAGCACAGTGGCAGCATATCTTGTGGTTGGCAATCAGTTGCAGTTGGTCAGTCAGCCATTGGTTGGTGCAATTTTATCAGTCACAAGTTTCAATGATACAAGTCAGCAGTTGATCCTAACACAAGTATATCAAGGTCCAGTGGTTGCTGGTGGTATACTGATTGAGGAAGCATATGATAGCACAGTGTTTGATGCCGGGGCAGTTGATGATGCTGCTGGGTCGTATGATTATTCTGTTGGTGTGGTCCAATTGACAAATGATTTTGATCTTGGAACAACAGGTGTTGATTCCAGTCGACTGATAGTCACATTAAATGGTAACCAACTGTTTGACGGGGCCAATTTCACCGTGCAAGGTCAATATGTTATACTAGCGTCTGGTACTATTGGCGCAAGTGACATTGTGGTAATTGAACAGTTTACCAACAGTGTGGTACCCGAAGCTATGACATTCCGTATATTCCAAGACATGCGAGGCATACAAGCTACTTACAGAATTACAGACAGTACCACCACCACTGTGTTACAAGATTTTACAGCCACTGCCAATGTTGCATACATGGCTGATGTTAGCAAATTGCCCACACCAGATTTGCCAAACGGAATATTTGGGATATGCACAATTGGCGGAGAACGCATCATGTATCGAGTGCTGGATACAGCAACAAACACCATTTCGGGATTGTTAAGAGGCACTGCGGGCACCGCTGCTGACAATCATTATGTTGGACAAGCAGTGTATGACATGTCTCGCAGTAACTTGTTGCCTGAAAATTATCAAAACTATGTGGTTAAAAACTCCACTTTAGGTGACGGCACAACCAGTGTGTTTTATGCTCCTGACATTGATGTTGCTGATTTTGCCGATAGTTCAACGGAGAATCAATCCATTGAAGTGTACGTAGGCGGAGTAAAACAATACAAATACAGCGACACATCAGCAACCAGTCAATATCGTTGGATTTTAGGGCAATTTGATCCAGTGACCATTGAATTTATAGTAGAAGATATGCCACAAACACACGCTGGTTCTTTTGTAATAGGTACTGAATATAGGATCACTTACGTAGGAACTACTAACTTTGTTGCTATTGGTGCGCCAAGTAATACTGTAGGAGCAACATTTAACACAACAGGCGCTGGATCAGGAACAGGCACAGCAACTACTGGTTATCCTGAATTACAAGCCCCTGTAGCCGGAGCAGATGTGACTATTCTTGTGCGGCAAGGAGTAACGTGGTATCAGCAAGCAGCAACCACTGCCAGCAACGGAATAGCCTTACAAGAAACTACTACTAATGCTGCAAGGTTTCTTCAAGGCAATTGACACAGATAAATAAAAGACCATGCCAAATATTGTAAATCCGCCAAAAGTTGTATCACAGATACCGTTGCCATCTCTGCCAAAAAAGCCCAATGAAACTGGGACAATTTCAGTGCAATCTTATTTTAGAATTTCTGACCCAGCAACCGAAAAAACCATTGTGGAGGGGCGAGGATGATAACTCCAGGATTCTGTAAAATTGAAGGGTTTGTAAAAATATATGACCCAGTTACTGGTGAGATTCTTGTGAATAAAAAGAATGCAATCCATTACGAAAATATCTCAATTGCCATGGCGCAAACATTGGCAGATCGAAACACTGGGTATATCTATCTAATGGCGTTTGGCAACGGAGGATCAAGTGTGGATCCAACTGGCGTTATTACATATTTGCCCCCAAATACCACCGGTCAAAATGCTGATCTGTACAATGAAACCTATGCCAAAGTGGTCAACGATAATTCAGCAGCTGACACAGATCCCGAAAACAACAAAATGACAGTGTTACACACATCGGGCAATGTATATACAGATATTCTAGTTCAGTGTTTGTTGGATTACGGTGAACCACCTGAACAGCAAGCGTTTGATAACAGTACAAATTTCAACGGAGAGTTTGTGTTTGACGAATTGGGACTAAAATCGTGGAATGGCAGTGTGGATGACCTACGTTTGATCACGCATGTGATTTTTCATCCAGTACAAAAGAGTTTGAATCGACAGATTCAAATTGACTATACATTACGTATACAGACTTTGAGCAATATCAATGCTGTATAAATATTGAAAACAGGGAACAGGTAACTGACATGGCATATACAATCAATCTCACCGACGGAACGGTTTTTGCAACAATTCCAGATGGTACCACCAACAATGCAACCAGTGCATTGGTATTGGTAGGTAAAAACTACGCTGGTTACGGCGAATTTCTTGACGAAAACTTTGTGCATGTGCTGGAAAATTCAGCAAATACCACAGCACCAACGTCACCATTGACTGGACAACTTTGGTGGGACAAAACAAATTTCCTACTTAAAGTTTATAATGGTACTATCTGGAAAACAATTTCAGCTGCCACTGCCAGCAGCTCTCAACCCACATCAAACGTCACCGGCGATCTATGGTATGATACCACTAACCAGCAATTAAAAGTATACACAGGCAGCAGTTTTATCGTGGTAGGACCTGCTTATACCAGTAGTGAAGGTACTGCTGGTGCAATTCCAGGATCGGTAAATGATTCGGGTGGCTCACCACATTTTATTACCAGTCTGTATGTAAACAACACACAAATAGCCATTGTGAGTGTGGACGCTGCATTTACTCCAGCTGCTCCTACCAATACCAATTTTCCCACAATCTACCCGGGTATCACAGTTACTAAATCTGCAGCAAGTACCTTGGCTGGCAATGTGGTCAACACAGGTAACTTGACACTCACTGCTGCCGGCGCAACCACAGTCACAGTCACATCAACCGGAGCCAATATTGCTGGATACATGAACAGTACTGGAAATATTACCGGAGCCAATGTTTTAGGTGGCGCCAATGTCAATGCCACATTGCATTCGGGTACCACAGTCAGTGTAACTGGAGTCATTACAGGTGCAAGTGTAGTTGGTGGAGTCATCACCGGCACAAGTAGCAGTGTGAGTGGTATCGTAACTGGTGCAAGTGTAGTTGGTGGGGTTATCACCGGTGCCAGTTCCAGTGTTACGGGTATCGTAACTGGTGCAAGCGTTGTGGGTGGAGTCATCACTGGATCTAGTGTTAGTTTGAGTGGAAATGTACAAGCTGGCAATGTACGCACTGGAGGATTGCTCAGTACCACTGGTAATATTACAAGTGCTGGTAATGTGGATGCTGGGTTTTATTTAGGAAATGGAAGTCTGTTAACTGGACTTAGTTCTGCAGTTTCGGTAACTAAAATTGTCAACGGAACAACCGAAGCCAACGCAGTGAGTTCAGGAGGCAATATTGCCTTTACTGTTGGTGGCACATCCAACGTCATGGTCGTGGCAACCACTGGTATTGCAGTAACTGGATTTAGCACACCTGCTATTGTAAAAACTGGCACCAATGCAGTTGGTAATATTGGTGCTGTGGGATCTTATTTTAACGCAGTATTTGCCGATAATTATAATGGTGCAAGTGTTGTTGGTGGAGTTATTACAGGAACCAGCGTTAGTGTCAGTGGATCGGTAAGTGCTCCTTCCCATCTAGGAACATCGGTAAGTGTAACTGGTACCATAACAGGTGCAAGTGTAGTCGGCGGAGTTATCACAGGAAGCAGTAGCAGTGTTACAGGTATTGTAACCGGTGCAAGTGTTGTGGGTGGAGTTATTACTGGCACAAGTTCCAGTGTTACAGGTATTGTGACAGGTGCAAGTGTGGTTGGTGGAGTTATTACTGGCACAAGTTCAAGCGTTACAGGTATTGTGACAGGTGCAAGTGTGGTTGGTGGAGTTATCACAGGATCGAGTTCCAGCGTTACAGGTATCGTAACCGGTGCGTCAGTAGTGGGTGGAGTGATTACTGGAAGCAGTAGCAGTGTTACAGGTATCGTTACAGGTGCAAGTGTGGTAGGTGGAGTTATCACCGGCACCACTGTCAGTGTCACTGGAAACATTACTGGCAATTACATCTTGGGCAACGGCAGCCAATTGACTGGCGTAACAGCATCAGGTGTTGCTGCAAGTGCGTTGACAGGCAGCACAATGAGTTCTAATGTAACTATTTCTAGCTTGACCACAGTTGGCACATTGGGATCATTGGCCGTAACTGGAAATATCACCAGTGGCAATGTGCAAGGCACATTGCATTCAGGTACCACAGTCAGCGTGACTGGTGTCATTACAGGTGCAAGTGTTGTGGGTGGAGTTATCACAGGATCGAGTTCCAGTGTTACAGGTATCGTAACCGGTGCAAGTGTTGTGGGTGGAGTTATCACAGGAACCAGCGTCAGTGTCAGTGGATCGGTAAGTGCTCCTTCCCATCTGGGAACATCGGTAAGTGTAACTGGTACCATAATCAGCGATGGTGCAGCGTCGTTTCCAAGCATTACACATACTGGAACCAACGCCGTGGGTAATATTGGCAGTAGTAGTAGTTATTTCAACCAAGTTTTTGCCACTGCTACCACAGCATTGTACGCCGACGTTGCAGAACGGTTTGAAGCAGACGAACAATTGGAATCAGGTACCGTGGTTGAACTGGGCGGATTAAAAGAAATAACCAAATCAATGAACGAATTAAGTGAAAATGTATTTGGAGTCATAAGTACAAGACCGGCATACACCATGAATGGTGGTGCTGGCGAAAATGATACCCACCCTCCCGTTGCAATGACTGGGCGTGTGCCTGTAAAAGTTACAGGACGCATCAACAAAGGTGACAGATTGGTAAGTGCTGGCTCGGGCTTGGCTCGTGCCGCCCAACCAGGCGAAGCAACTAGTTTTAACGTGATTGGGAGATCTTTAGTAAATAAACCAACTATGGGTCTCGGGGTTGTTGAAGCTATCGTTACCATAACTTAATCAGGATTAGAAAATGACATACACAGCAGGCAGTACAATTGTAGCCACAGACTACAATGGGTTTGTTAATGACACAGCAGGAGCCAATGTCAACGGCATCTGGGCTACTGGTGCAACAGATAAAGGGTGGGGGCAAACAGCAATATCCACGGTGGCAGCCACAAACACTATCACTGCCGCGCAATGGGCCAGTTTAGTCAATATATTGTCTATTATGGGCAGTCAAACCAACACTGCACTCACATCAAGATCAGCACCCACTGCTGGTACTACTATTAGTATTTTGTCAGCACTAAACACTGACTTAACAAACTGTACTACCAATCGTGGAAATGCTGCGGGCCTTGGCTCACAGTATACCGGCTGGACCGGAACCAATAGCCAAACCGCCAACTGGGCTGGTGTCGTTCTCACTTTTACCAACACAGTGACATTTCCCAGCGCCGCGGCGGCCAGATATTTTTGGAACGCCGGAGGATTGGTCAAGATTCAGGTGAGCAAAACTTCAACCGGTAACACTGGTGACGCTGAATGGAATGACCTGGCAAACACATTGTGTGGTGCAATTTGGATTTCTGGACGAGTCAACGGTGCCGCACAAACCATTGCTGGTACCAGTTATTCCGGCACAAAAAAAATAGGCGGAACTGGTACGCCTGACACCTTGGCCACAACCACAGGATGGTATGATTTGACAGCCGGCGGGGGTGCTACACTTGTATACAAACAATTTGCAGATACTGCTCCATACACAGCAAATTATATTAAACACACCATAGCCAAGAACTTTGGTGCAACCACATTGACAATCCAGACCCAGTGGTCCAATGGGGAAGGTGACACAGTTTCGGGCGGTACTGCTGCCAGTGGTGCCACACCCGGCACTGCGCCTTGCACAATTGTAACATACTACCCGCCAAGCACCACATATCTAACTAATAGTTGGGGCACTCCCACAGTGGGAGCAACCACAGCTTAATCTAGCCAAGATTACCAAAAGGGCCTGCGGGCCCTTTACTTTTGTTGCAAATACCTGTATACTATACACATGGATACCGAATCTCTTATTGCTCACGCACGAGCACGGTTTGATCACGTGGCTGCCCGCCGCGTTTTGAAAGAAAAATATCAAGCTCGAATGATGTTTGCCTACAACGGAGGCATGTGGCAGGCCGGACCAGAATTGCTAACATTGTTGTCTGCTTGCCCCGACAGAGAAAATGCAGTGATTTTAGATCTGTATGAAAACCCCATACGTATACACGTGGGAGATTTAGAACTTGCAACAGCACAACGATGGCAAGAACAAATGAATGCATGGCTTGTGGAATTTGAACAAACCCAGTCTCACAGATGAATACCGGTGCATTGATATTTGCATTTGATAACCAAGAGACTGACTACGTGGCAATGGCAGTGTGGAGTGCTCAAAATATTCGTAGGCATTTAAATATACCCACCAGCATAGTTACTGATCGGTCAATTGACCATGCAGTGTTTGATCAAGTGATTGTGACCACTGCCAAGTCCGGAGGATCACGTTATTTTGAAGACTATGCTGCCAACGTGACCTGGCATAATGCCGGTCGTGTGGATGCGTATGACCTAACACCATACAATCAAACGCTGGTACTAGACGCCGACTACGTGGTGGCAAGTGATCAATTGAAATTTGTATTGAATTCCGCCCAGAATTTTTTATGCCACAAAGATGCCTATACATTGGCCGGTGGCACAGCACTGGACAGTTTGAATAAATTTGGAGATTATAAGCTGCCCATGTGGTGGGCCACAGTGATGATGTTTAGAAAATCCAACCAAGCACAATACATATTTGATTGCATGCACATGATACGTGAGAATTGGCAACATTATAGAGATGTGTATCAGATCAATAACAAGACTTATCGCAACGATTTTGCATTGAGTATTGCGCTGGGCATTGTAAACGGGCATACATTGACAGTGGATGAAATTCCGTGGCCATTAATGAGCAGTATGCCAGAACATAACTTGACCAAACTATCACAGGATAGTTTTCGATTGCAATACAAGTGCAATCAAGGTAAACCACATGAAATTATGTTCACAGGCATGGACTTTCATGCCATGGGCAAAAAGAATCTAGGAGAAATAGTTGCAGCCGACTGATGAACAAGGCTACTTGATAGTGGCAATTGACACAGATAGCAGTGATTATGTGACCAATGCCACATTGTTGGCATCGAGCATTAAATATTGGCATCCTGATGCAAAAATTTGTTTGTTGACCAATGCAACTGTGGCCAACGATACTGGATTGTTTGCCTATGTCAAACCGTTTCGGCACCCGGTGAATATGGCCAATCCCTGGGCCAATGATTGGCAAGTGTTTGATGCCACACCGTTTAGAGAAACTATTAAATTAGAAGCAGATATGATGATTACCAGTGCAATTGATCATTGGTGGACTTTGTTGCGACATCGTGATGTGGTGGTGTCAACTGGCTGCAGAGACTGGAAAGATCAACGTGCGGTGGCTAGACAGTACAGAAAAATTTTTGATGCAAATAACTTGCCCGACGTTTACAATGCCATTACATATTGGAGACTGAGTCGGACCGCAAAGACATTTTTTAATACTGTTAGAAACATATTTGAAAATTGGGAACAATATAAAACTCTGTTGAAGTTTCCCGAAGATATTCCATCAACTGATGTGGTGTATGCCATGGCAGCCAACATCATTGGCCCAGAACTTTGCACCTTGCCATTTGCCACATATCCACAAATTGTACACATGAAGCGGCACATTGCAGGATCTAAAACTGATGCATGGTTAAATGAATTTTTAATGGAAAAACACAATCATTCCGTCAGAATAAACACCGTAGCACAATGGGGAGCTGTGCATCACTCGGTTAAGAATTGGGATACTGTATGACCGAGCAAGAATTTTGGGATATCCTGCAAGCACCGGCAATCTCACATCCAATCTTTTATCGATTGTATCATGATAATGGTATGCCACTATTCTTCAGCATGGAGGATTTGCCAGGTACATACATAGAAATTGATCAAGAGACTTATAGTCGTAACAATTCAAACGTGAGAATACACAACGGCCGCATGATTGAATTCTCTCAAAATATTGTTAGCAAACTAGCACCTGGCAAAACGGGCACACCATGTCATCCCAACGATGTCTCAATTGTTGTTGCGCCTGATCAACCACACCAACGATGGAGTAAACAAACATATGAATCAAATTAAAAATGTTGTTGAAACAAATTGACGCTTTAGTTTTGTAAAAATTTCACTGAAAGGGCCTTATGAATCACAAATCCGTAGACGTAGCAGATCTCTGTACTATTTATTTATCATACGACGAACCACAAAAGGAAGAATTCTGGGTAAAGATCCGTAACATGGTACCTTGGGCCAAGCGTGTGGATGGAGTCAAGGGATCGGATGCCGCACACAAAGCAGCCGCTGCTGCAAGCGACACCGAACGCTTTATTCTCATTGACGGCGATAATATGCCTGACCCTGCGTTCTTCAATCACACAATAAATTATGTCACACCAGAGTATGAAAAAGCTGTGTTCCGTTGGCGTGCCCGCAATCACGTCAATGGGCTGATGTATGGCAATGGCGGATTGAGTTCGTGGACAAAACAGTTTGTCATGAATATGAAAACTCACGAAGCCACAGATGGATCAGTAGAAACACAGGTTGAGTTTTGTTTTGATCCTTTGTACTGGCCCATGTATAATTGCTATTCAACAACTTATCCTAATGGGTCAGCGTTCCATGCTTGGCGTGCCGGTTTCCGTGAAGGTGTTAAAATGTGCCTGAACAAGGGCGCCAAGCCCAGTGCAGCAGAATTCAAGGAGCGTGTGCATCACCGCAATCTTGATCACTTGACCATATGGCACAACATCGGAACAGATGTTGAGTATGGAGAATGGGCCATAGCCGGAGCCAGACAAGGCACCTATATGACCATGCTCACAGGATGGGATCACAAGCAAGTACAATGGTTTGATGCACTGGCTGAATTATGGGAAACAGTAAAAAACGATCAACCCCGCTTGTTAAGTAACCGACTGGCAGAAGAGTTAGGCACACAACTGGACTTGCCCATGGCAATATTAGAACACAATCAAAGTGCATTCTTTAAAAAGCATTATAGATCTAATTGGCACAATCAAGGCATTATGGTCCGTGAGATTGATGTTATCAGACAGCAAGAAGGTTGGTAATGGAAAAGAAACTGTTGTTAGATGGATGCAGTTTTACATATGGCCTTGGCTTGAAAAAAGAAGAAACCTTAGAACATCACTTTATTGAAAATGGTTATCAAGTGTTAAATTTATCTCGACCGGGCAAAAGCAATCATGCTATTGCGTTAGATGTTTATAATCACATTGATAAAGTTGATGTTGTTGTAGTAGGCTGGACATTCAGCTCACGCTGGCATTTAAAATATCACGGCGACAACATTGATTTGTTAGCCACACGACTGCAAATAGAATTACCTTACACCATTGATAGTGGTGCAATTGAGCAAAGCTATCAAGACCTGCATCGATCGTTGTATAGTTTGTTTGATTCAACACATTGGGATCAGACCAGCGACATGCTAGTAGATACCACACATGCATTGGCACAGCAAAAATCAACTGTTTTTTTTAGTTGGGAGCCAAGAGATACACAATGTTCTTTATATTATCCCCATATACCAGTATCGCTTCGTTTGCCTTGCGGGCATCTCAATGCTGATGGAACCACATACTTGTTTGACAACTTAACCAACTTAATGCAAAATTAACCCAATGACCAAAGGCGATCAAAGCAAATTTATGAGCTCTGCAGAGCAGATGAAACAGGATCTAGGTCCTGCGCTATGCTTGGCCAAGTGGAAACAAGTTAGTTTTCACCTGCCCACCGGACTCAACAACTCATGCTACCATCCACCGTTGCATCATATATCTCTTGAAGACCTAGCAAGGCCCGGCGGCCTACATAACACCACACACAAAAAAGCACAGCGGAAGATGATGTTGGCTGGGGTTAAACCCGCAGAATGCCAATACTGTTGGAACATGGAAGACCAGGCTAAACTTAGCGATAGACATTATCGCAGCGGAGAACCCTGGGCCGCGGTGGATTTTGAAAAGATAAAAAATAGTACTGGAGATGAAGATAATATTATCCCCAGTTATGTAGAAGTCAACTTCAATCATGCTTGCAATCTTAAATGTAGCTATTGCAGTCCCCAGTTTAGTTCAAGTTGGCAAGAGGAAGTTGATCGACACGGTGCATATCCTACCAGCCAACCGCATAATGCCCCAACTCACTTTACTGGTTCTCGGAAACCTATTCCTGCTCGCGAACACAACCCGTATGTAGAAGCATTTTGGGCTTGGTGGCCCACACTGTATCCCAAACTAGAACACTTTCGCATGACCGGCGGCGAACCACTAATGGATCGGAATACCTATAGAGTGTTTGACTATGTGTTGGCCACGCCCAATCCTCGACTGCATTTAAATGTCACTAGCAATTTTAGCGTGGAAGATCAACTGTTTGAAAAGTACATGTCTTACGTAAAACGTCTTTGTACTAACAATATCGAACACTTTATGCAATATGTTAGCCTGGATTCGAGAATACCTGCACAAGCAGAGTACATAAGACACGGTTTGGATTTTGAGCGTATGGCCAGGAATGTTGACCAGTTCCTTACTGATATTCCATCACGCAATAGTTTGACATTTATCATAACAATGAATAACTTATCTGTGACCGGATTCCGACCTTTCATGGAATGGATACTAAAATTAAGGCAACAGCACTCAACCACATACCAAAGAGTATGGTTTGATACTCCTGTGCTTAGAGAACCGGCCTGGCAAAGTCTGCAACTACTCCCTGAGAGTTATGTTGTCATGCTGGAGCAAGCCAAAGCATACATGAAACTGCATGTGGAAACAGATGCCAATCGTTTTCATGGATTTAAAGACTATGAAATTGCCCGCCTGGACCGTGATATAGCATGGATGCGTACTGGGCAACAAATGTCAGGCACAGAACTTGGTCAGCGTAAAGCAGACTTTTATAGGTTCTTTAATGAGCATGACCGACGACGCAGCACAGACTTTTTAAAAACTTTTCCAGAAATGAAATCCTGGTGGGCAGAATGCGAGTATCATGCTAGGGTCACATAAAATTGTAATAGACGAATGGGCTGAGGTATACGACCTGTTGAAGTCGTCGGCCGACAGCACTTTTTGGCAGTGGTCCGATGTAGTGCTTGATCCGGATACAATCTATGTGATAGGGCGAGTGGTACTTAAAGAAAATTGGCAAGTGATCACCAGTTGGGCAGCACAGCATCCTGGTCGCATTGTTTTTTGCAATCCAGCAGAGGGATCGCAGACTATTCTACTGCAATTGACTCGATTGCGTATATTGGATCATGTGCAGAATGGTAATATACTGTTGATTACATCTGGCAGTTTGGAACCAGGATACAATCAACTGTCCACCGATTGTTATTTTAGCAACATAGTAGAATATCTTGAAAATTTACAAGCACATGAATCGTACCCAATGGTGCATCATAAAAATCCCAAACCATACGATTTTTTATTTTTAAATGGCCGCCTGAGGCCCCATCGAAAATATCTAATAGACAGTTTACGTGAACTCAATCTATTAGATCGTGCATTATGGACCAATTTACAAGCCACAGTGGACATGGCCTGGACTTCACAATTACCAACAGCAATGACCGAGCCCATAAGAACTTTGCCAATTGAGTATGAAATTGCTCGGGCGCACGACAATCTACCCACTGCTGTGAATCATGAGTTTGCCAAACATCATTTGTTTAACAACACCTGGGGAGATGCCATAATCAACCCACAGGCATATGTTGATACCAGTTTTAGCGTGGTTACAGAAACTATATTTGATTATCCTTATTCTTTTAGAACAGAAAAAATCTGGAAACCAATGATTATGGGGCATCCGTTTGTGGCAGTGGCCAATCGGGGTTACTATCGAGATTTAAAGAATGCAGGGTTTAAAACATTTGCCCATTTGATTGATGAAAGTTTTGATCTCATTGACAATCCCACGGACCGAATCAATCGAGTGGTAGACACAGTGGCACATGTGTGTTATAATGGCGCTAGAGATTTCTTAACAGCAGCAGCCGAACAATGTAAATACAATTATCAACATCTCCGTGAATATAACAAACAACAACGACACTGGTTGCCTAATCAGTTGGAACAATATTTAAATGAACGATCTAGAATTTCGACAACAACATCTTGACACCAAATCTGATAGTTTTTGTGCGGCCAAATGGTACAATGCTACTGTTTGGTTGGGGTCGGGCCAAACTACCAGTTGTCATCATCCGCCGGCTCATGCCATTGATATTGATGAGATCAAAACAAATCCGTCTGCATTACATAATACTCAACAGAAAAAACAAGATCGTCAAATGATGCAAGCCGGGGAAAAACCCAAAGGTTGCGAATACTGTTGGAAGATCGAAGACATGGGGCGTGATGCCATCAGCGATCGTGTGTATAAATCTCGTATATATCCTATAGAGGCCCTGAATGAAGCTTTCAATACTCCTGTCAAACACAACGTCAATCTTCGCACTCTTGAAATTGCATTTGATCGCACTTGTCAATTTGCTTGTAGCTATTGCAACCCTGCTTTTAGTTCAACTTGGGTTAACGATATACGTAACTCAGGATCCTATGTGGGACTTGTTAGTGATGGTCGGAACCATTTTACTCATTCTCATGAGTCTGCTCAACTTTATAAATTCTATGAAAAAAATCCGTATGTGGAAGCTTTCTTTGCATGGTGGGAAACAGACCTACACCGAACACTACAAGAATTAAGAATCACCGGTGGTGAACCATTGATGTCAGGTTATACCTGGAAATTGATTGAATGGTTTAAAACCAACCAAGGCAAAAGCACTACTAAACTGGCCATTAACAGCAATCTAGGATTTGAGATGAGCAAGGTACAAAAGTTCATCGAAGCCATACGCCCATTACCACATGTGGATGTGTATACCAGCCAGGAAGCAGTTGATACCCAAGCTGAATACATCCGTGACGGTCTTGACTATCAGCAATGGATTGACAATGTACAAGCAATATTAGAGTCTAACACAGTTAAGGCAGTGCATGTGATGTGTACAATCAATGCATTGTGTCTGGACAGTTTGCCAAGATTGTTGTATCAGTTGTTAGAATTCAAACAGATGTATGGCCGAGAGCGTGTGAATTTTACTTTGAATATACTGCGATTTCCTAGTTTTCAATCACCATTGGTATTGCCCGAGCACATACGTAATCAGTACCAGGATAATTTACAAGATTTCTTAACACGCAATATTAACAATCCTTATTTACAAGAGCACGAAATCAATCAAACTCAACGATTGATTGACTATTTAGATGTAGTTAAAACTCCGCATTCAGACACATTTGAAATGCCTAAATTACACAATGATTTCAAACAATTCTATTCACAATACGATCGCCGTAGATCAAAAGATTTTGTCAAGACATTCCCCGATTTAAAAACATGGTATGAGTCAATACAAATATAACAGCAGCGATTTAATAAAGAAAAATATGAATGAGCTCTCTGAACGTGAGAGATTCTTGCTGACTGAATCAAACACATTTTGCATATATCCCTGGATACACTTACATGCGTACCCCACCGGCGAGGCATACCCATGCTGCCATGCTGAAATGGGTGTGGGACAAATAGGAAATT